TATTAACAATTTTGAGATTTTTGATGTTGATAGTGGTTTCTTGTTTCTCAAATTTCTCTTCCAACTGCATGAAAGATTCCTCCACAGATAAGTTTCTGGATTCATCATTATTGAACGATACAGACTGGAGTTTTGGAGCAACGTAGGGGAGAAATTTGGCTACCATTGCCAAGCGTCCGGCAGGCTCGTCAATCTGCATGAGATCCGTGAAAAGTGAATAGTTCTTCTCATTGATACCATTGATGTAGCCAGTAAGGGCATCACGGAGGCTTTCACGCACACTTTTGGTAACTTTATTAGGTGTACCAGCTTTACGTCCGCCAGTCTTCTTCCTCTTTGGCTTCGGCTCATTACTATTGTCTTGTTTTACTGCCATATTCTATTGATTTTTAATGTTTACTGATAGTTTTCGGGTGCAAATATAGGAAGAAATTACGAAACTTGGTGTTCAAGTTGCGGAACTTATCACAGATAGGTAAGAAAAACGCATTACTTTTGAACAGTTTAAACATTAAAATTCGAATTTTATGGGATTAATTGGAAGTATTGCTGGTGGACTGACCTCTGCTGCAGGTGGTGCTCTAGCAGCTAAAGCAAGAAACAAGGGATATAATGAGTATATCAAAATGTTTCAAGACCGTATGCAACAGGTGAAGGATCATCGTGATAACTTGTATTATCAGGACCCTACTCAATCTGCTGAAAATCAGGTAGCCGTGACCAATGCCCAGAAGGTATTGGATAATGCTACAGCAACCGCAAAGAACACCAATATTGTTAGTGGCGGTTCTGATGAAGCGGTTGCGCTCAGTAAACAGGCTGCCCAGGAGCAGGTTGGTAAGATGGTGCAAGAGGCTGCTGTGCAAGGTGCTCAGACCAAAGAAAATGTGTGGAATACTGCTGATTCGCAGATAGACCAGATGACTAACTACATCGCCACAGCCAAGAAGGAGAAAGCTCTTTCTACAGCACAGGGTATTACGGATGCTGCTGGTGGCTTGGCTGGCGCAGCAAGTAAATTGCCATTTTAAGGAAGGAGGTGATTATGGGATTTACATTGGATGATTTAACTCCTAAACGTCCGGCAACTGCCGTTACTCCTGTTACTGATTTCCCTGATGATAATGCGGTGAAGCCGGAGGTTGCAGTACCAGTTCAGACAACTGATACCGAACCGGGAAAGGGTACAGCCATAGATACTACTGGTATTACCGGGAATGGTGTCCATGAATCTTTTGCAGAACAACCAACCGAGGAAGTTACCAAGGTGGAGCCTAACCAGGGTATCAAGATAGACTGGAGCAGACCTTATGCCGAGATAGAACAGAATCCTATCTTGCAGCAGATGAAGCCTTATGACATTATGAGGGATTACCAGAAGAATGGTGATGGAAACTGGTCTGCCTTCATGCCTTGGCTTTCTTCACTTGGTGATGCCGATAAAACTGTGGCTGCAAATGCAGCTTTGCAAAAGAAGGCAGAGAATCAAGCCAAATGGGAACAATGGGGAAATCTTTTTATGCACTTGGGCAACTTCTTTGGTACAGTTCAAGGTGCTCCATCGCAAAAAATAGAATCTGCACAAGAGCTTACCGACCGTCAGCGCAAGATAAGAGAGGCTACTGATGCCCTTCGCCAGAAAGGCTATGACCAGATGATGGTGAATATCTATAAGGACCGTCAAGACAAACAGGCACAGATGCAGGCAGAGGCTGCTGCAAAGGCAAATGAGGCACTGGCTGCTTATCGTGGTTCACAGAAGAATCAGACGGATGCCCTTACTCCTATAAAGGTCGAAGAAGTGACTCAATCAGCAAGACAGCATTCTACGGGTGCAGACTTGAATGTTTCAAAGAAGGAGACAGAGGATGCTTTGAGAGGCAAGAAGGGTAAGTTGCTGGACAAGCAGGCTGATGCTGCAGCTGCAAGTGCTGCAGATAGGCGTTCTCATGTTGCCGTAAATAATTCGACAACAGTAAGAAACAATGCTGCAACTAATAAGACGATTAGAACAACGCCAAAATATTCTCAAGCAGAATATGGTAAAAGGTTCATCAAATACTATAATCACATGAAAAAGAAGGGAGGCAATAATCTTGCTTCTATTTATGAAGAAAAGTATGGCATTGGTAAAAATGGAGATACTGGCAAGCAGTGGGATGCAAGTCTTCAAAGAATGTTCGTTGATGATGTTGAAGAACAAGGTCTTGCACCTAAGAGTCTTGGTATTGGCATTGGTAGCAAATCGAATAATGGCAAAACAAAGAAAGGTAAACATTTAAAATTATAATATGGACGATAATATAAAGAAATTACATCAAGCGTTAATTGATGATGGTTATGATGATGTTGGTACAGAGCAGGAGTTTAGAGACTATGTTTCTGACAGCAAAAATGTAGCTACACTTTATAATGCATTAAGTGAAGCAGGATATGATAATTTTAAAGACCAAAAATCTTTAGAGACATATCTTTCAGCTAAGGCACCTGTTGCTCAAAAACCTTCAACTCCTCAGAGTAGTGGGCAGAGTGTTTCTTCTAAAGAGAAAGAACAGTCTCAATATCCGCAAGAGGTGAAGCGAGGTGAGTTAAAGAAGCCTAGCTTGATTTCGCAAGCACTCGGCATGATGCCGAAGGTGGATGCAGGAAATATCGGCAGGGAGCAGAAGGTGGGTGGAATGATTGCCAATATGCTTCTTGGTGATAATATGCAGGTACAGCAGCCAGCACAGAAGGAGGCTTCTCCTGAATCTAAAGAGGCGGCTCCTGTTACAACACCAACTGGTGTGGTGAATAATGAGGGGTTGATGGATGCCAAACTTGCCAACTATATTGAGGACTGGAAGCAGAGACCGGATAAGCAGAGTTCTTACTTTGAGAATATGGTTGCCGACTTGTTGGCTGATGGTACTGCCAATAGCAATGAGGAGGCAGTGAATATGGTGATGCCTGCTTTGCACAGATATGCCAACCGTTCTGCCATGGACGTTACCAACCAGGTAGTTTCTTCTTTGCCTGATGATACGGTGCAGGATGCTGAGCAGAGTATCGGGGCGCAATGGTATAGCCATGGCGTGCAGGATAAGTTGAAGCAGGAGGCAGACAGCATGGGTATCAGTTATGATGACTATGTGGCTCATTATTTGAAGCCTGCTATGGTACAGAGTTTGGTGAACAAGTATGGTCCGAACTATCGTGACATCGCTGAGGGTATTGCTACACGCCTTTATTCTCACGATAAGAATGTACAGGACAGACTGATGAACCAGGATATTGATGAGGCTCTTTCTGACGTTATAAGTAAATATACCAGCACATCTGTAGCCAAGGCTATTCAAGACGCAGAGGCGGCTTCTAATGCGCAGATGGCGAAGTATAATGAGCAGTCTAAGTATGTGGATGCTGCTTCTCCTTTTGCTATCGGGGCTATTACAGAGGCTAACAAGACTCGTGATCCGCAGAAGATTCTGAGCGGTTTGCAACAGAAGTTTGGCAAGCTCTACAGGAATCCTGAGTTCCTGAATGATATGAGCAATGCAGCATTCAAGGTGATGCAGCGATATGGATTGAATGGCACTCTGAATGGTGATCCTAAGCAGTTCAAGCCGATGATTAATGCTGCCATCAAGAATGAACTTGACCAGCTGGAGGTGAAGGGTATGATACCAAGAGGTAGCGCAGACTATATCTTGAAGACTGGTATTGAGAATACCATCATCGGCAAGGTATCAAGAAAATTGATGCAGACGGACTACCAGAACTGGCTGGAGGATATTGCCAATCAGCAGTATCAGCCGGGCTTCTGGGAGAACGTAGCTAGTGGTGCTCTGACCTTTGCAGGTGATGCCTGGAGTTATTGGCTGCCTGGAGCCGCAGGTGGCAAGTTGACCAAGAGCATGGTAGCCAAGGCAGAGGGTAAACTGGCTGGTGACCTCATAGCTAAGGGTATGGAGCGCAAGATGGCTGAGCGAGCTGCCAAGGTGCTTATCGGCAAGAGTAAGGCCGCGGCTTTGAAGAGTGGAGCCGTGCATGGTGCTGTTACCTTTGGCGGTCAGTCGGCTATCTCGAAGCCTATTGATGAGGTTTATCGTACTGGTCAGTTTGATGAGAATGGCATGATTTACAATCCTTCTGTTGGTAAGGTTATCGCTAATACTCTGGGCGAGGTGGCTAAACAGACTGCCGTAGGTGCTATCCTGCAGGGCGGAACCATCGCCAATATGATAGGTAAGGGCAGAGGTTTGGCTACTAATATTCTTGCTGATGTTGGTGGAAAAGTAGTGGATTCTGGTATCATGACCGGGCAGCAGTTGTTGGAGCGTATGGCGCATGACCCGAACTTCAAGCCTACTGGCAAGGATGCCGCCGAGAGCTTCTTGGAGAGCATGGCGAACCTTACTGCTATCGGCTTGCCGGGCATGGTGGGCAAGTATGCTCGATTCAAGGACGCAAGGGAGTTTAACAAGAAGTTTGACTTCACTGATCAGGATATTGCCGAGTTGAAGAGATTCGGCTATGATGGTCTTCGTGATGCTTTTGAGAAGATGGGCATCGGGGAGTATGCTGTGGTTGGTGAGAATGCTCAGCGACTTGATGGGCAGTTAACCCAGAAGTATATGGACCTGATGAACGACAAGAGCGTGCCGGAGGTGTTGAAGGCTAAAATGATGGCAGTTGTAGAAGGCAAACGCCCTTCTTCTTTCTCGCCTGTTGTAGATTCCATCATCGTGCAGCCGATGGATCATGACGGAAAGGTGTATCTCGAAATCTTGAATAAGGATGGCGGTATTGTTGACAGAAAGGAGTTTTCTTCTCTTGATGAGGCTCAGAAGGCAGATAAGAAACTGGAGTATGAGAAGACTCTTGGTTTGGCTTCTGTGCTGGAAGGTGAGTTCCACAATGAGTTTACCCAGGAGCATCTTGAAGGCTTATACAACAAGGCAGCCCAGAAATATAATATGGGTGAGAAATTGACAGATGAGGATAAGGCAGCGGTTTATCTTCATCAGAATGCTGGTGCCATCAAGGACATCATGGATAAGCAGCAGAAGGGTATTATCCTTACTGATGAGGAGCAGAAGCAGATTAATGCCTATCGTCATTATTATGACAGTGCTTTGGAGAACAGTTCTGTGATGAGGGAGTTTGTCAACACGTTTGAGGATTCCCATGGTGTGGCACGTGGTACTCTCCGTAAGGCTTTGGAGTCGAAAGATAAGAAGTATGCGCCACTGGTGGAGTCTTATCTTAAGGAGCTTTACAACTCTATTGAACTGAAACGTGAAATGAAGCAGACGATGGATGATCTCTATAATACTGCCCATGGAAATGAGCAGAAGAGGATTGAGCAGGGTGGTGTTGAGGGTGAAAAGCCTACAGCTCCTGTTGAAGGTTCTGCTGGTGGTCAGGAGCCTCCAGTTTCAGAAGGTTTTTCTCCTTATCAAGGTAATACCGATGTTTCATCTGTTCAAGGTGAAGGCGTTTCTACAGCAAATTCAGATAACTCATCTGCTGATGTTATTACTTCTGATGCTTTTGTTATGGGACAGAATGCCTATAAGAATGGGGATTCTGAGGCTTTGCAGGCTATCGACTATAATAGTGATTTAGCAACAGGACGTTTGAAGCGAGCGTTTGCTGATAACGAGAAGATGCCTGATATTGTAGCCAATGCCTATAATGAAGGTAGAGATATGGAGCAGTTTGTGGCTCAGCGTGCCAGTAGTTTGACTCCAGCACAAAAAGAGGCTATCAGGAAGTATGTAGAGGCAATGGATGCCAAGAAGGGGGCTATTGATGCTCTGCAGCATGCCGATGACGGCTATGGTGAGGCTTTGAAGGAACAGCTTTGGCCATACCAGACGGAAGACGGAAACATAGTTCCTGCTACTTTGGATAGCGGAAAACAGGTATTCCTGAAAAAAGATAACGAATATGGTGGAGCCTTTGTTGTTGTTCCAGATGAGCAGGGACTACCTACGATTAAGCAAGTATCTAAAGCAAGTATTATAGAGAAGGGCACTCCTGTTCCTCTTGATGAATACATTGAAAATGCGGTGACTCAGCAGAAGGATGCAAGAAATAAGCAGTTTATCAGCCAGTTTGATGCTACCAGTCTGAAACCAAATGATACTGTTAGCTTGTCTATTAATGACAAAGACCAGCCAACAGAAGCTAAGATTGTGTCAGTTAATCCTGATGGAACCATAAGTTTTAATATAGCTGGTTCTAAAAATGTAACGACTGTACCAGTAGACACATTCAACAAATTCCAAAAATATGCATTGAGAAATAGCATTAATGCCGAGCTGGATGCTGAGGATGTTGAGCGTGCAGAGAAAGAAGCAATCAAGGCTGAGGCTGATAAGAAACAGCGTTATGCCAATGGCATCGTGGGACTGAGCGAGGGCCAGCCGGACTATTCTTCTAAGGATACAGATCCAAATGTGGCGGCTGAGTATCTGCAGGAGCAGTTTGGGGAAGACCATGGCAAACTTTTGAATCTGGTAAATGGAAGCCGTGACGACATCAAGACGCAACTTGCCAACAGGAAGAAGGCAGCTGCAGAATATCAGAACTGGCTTGATACAAATGCCGATCTTGACCCGGAAAAGGCTAAGAAGGTGGAGGATGAGTTGAGTCTGGTTAATGAGCAGATTGCTGATCTTGATGCTCGTTTCAAGAACTGGAATACTATCCGCAACAGTGTGATGACTCCTGATGAGTTAAGAACCATGAAGGAGGAGCGCAAGGCAGAGATAGAGAAGGCTGGTGTTGACAAGTCTTCCGTTCTGCCAGATGTGGATACAGGCGTTCGTATTCCAGAGAACAGTGAGCTTAAAGACAAATATCCTACTCAGGAAGCTGCTTCCGGCTACATAACGTCAGAGCGCAGACGCGTGTACAAGATGCAGGAAGAAACCCAACGAGAAATTGATGGTGTAGACAAGATACTCAATCAATACATGGATGGGGATATAGAACTTTCCGCTGAACAGTTGAGAGATCTGAATACCACCAAGGCAGAACTGGCAAACAGACAGAATGCGCTTACAGCGGATGCCAAGGCTTTGAAGGGAAAGGCTGAAAGCTTGAATATTCTTTATATAAAGGAACGAGCAGAGCAAAACAAGAAGAATCTTGAAGCTTTGTCCCCAAAAGACAGACGTAAGGAATTGGTAGCTAAAGCCTTGGAGAAGAAAGACATGAAGGCTATTAAGGAAATATATAAGGATGCAAGTACTGATGTCATGGATTTGACTCCGCGGACATTGGAGGAATTTGTGTCAGAGAGACTTTTTCCTCATAGTCTGAATGCAGAATCACTGGCGCAAGAGTTAGGATCTTCCAACTTTAGGCGTGGTATAGGCAGTAAGTACGACACTAACAAATACAACTATCTTCTGGCCAATAATGGCGAGGGATTAACTATTAGCGAACTTGCAAAGCGAGTCTGGGAAGATCTTTCCAGTACAATGGAATCAGGTGCTGGTGACGGATTACAGTCTACGTATTCAGACCAGGATGTCCGTAATGCAATTCTTGATATGTTCAAGACTTATGACAGTGTTCGGGAAATGCGTAATGTGACGCTTCTTAACCGTATTGCTGCTGCGGAAAACGAATTGTCGGGCGAAGAAGAGTGGTACGAGCAGCAGAAAGAGCGTGAAATTATCGAAAGACAGGCAGAAATTGAGAAATATCAATCGTATATTCACGACAAAGAGTTATCTTTGCCGTCTGAAAGCGAACTTGATCACATCAATGGACTTGAATTTGACCGTATGATGGAGATTGAGGATCGTGAACGAGAGTACAAACAATATGTCAAATCAATTTTACCAGAATTAGCTGATTATGATGACAGAAGCAATGAAGAAGGATATGGAGGAGGCAGTAGCCTGGGTAGCGACTCTTCACGGAGAGGAGTTGATGAAGGAAATAGCCAAGGCGAAGAAGTTGGTAACGGAGAAGCATCTTCTGAGTCCGAGATTGGAGAAGGCTCTGATAGCGGACGCAAAGGGCGACAAGAGACTGGCAGCATGGAACCTGGCGAAGGCTCAGCTGTTCGAGGCTCACATCTACCGCAAGAAGCATCCTTCGGAGAACGTTTAAAGAGTGCCATTGCCGAAACTGAGACCGAACCTACTGAGGCTCAGAAGAAGGCAGGAAACTACAAAAAGGGTCATTTGTCCTTTGGTGGCTACGATTTTACCGTAGAAACACCAAAGGGCGTGACTCGTAGCGGTAAGGACGAGCAGGGCAAGCCTTGGAGCGTGACCATGCATGATACTTATGGCTATATTCTTGGTAAAATTGGTGTGGATGGTGACCATATTGATATGTTCATCAATGATGCCGCTGACCTTGATACTTTTGATGGTAACGTTTATGTTGTTGACCAGGTGAACCCAGAGACTGGTGAGTTTGACGAGCATAAGGTGATGTATGGCTATCCTTCTGAGGAGGCTGCTACAGAGGCTTATCTTGCCAACTACTCCAAGGGCTGGAAGGGACTTGGTAAGGTTACTTCTGTGCCTAAGGCTACCTTTGACAAATTGCTGGAGTCTTCTGACCGCAAGACTAAGCCTTTTGCAGACTATGCTATGGTGCAGAAGGAACAGGCAAAATTTGATCGCGATGTGAAGGAGGTGAAGCCATCTGAAATGACCGAGGCACAGAAGGTGGCTTATGATGCCGTATCTACTATGCTTAAGAAGGCTGGCATTCCGGTGAAGGTGGTTAGCAATGAGGATATGGAGAAGGTGGCTGAGGCGCAGGGTAAGGGTGTGGTTTATGGCTACACAGATGGCAAGGAGATTGTGCTGAACCAGGAGCATCTGAATCCTAATACTCCTATCCATGAGTATCAGCATCTTTGGCGTACTGCTGCCAAGAACATGAATCCGGAACTTATAGAGCATGGTGATAAACTCATCATGCAGACCCAGCTATTTGCCGATTTGAAGCAGGATCCTAACTATAATCATCTGACAGATGAGCAGATTTGCGATGAGGCTTTTGCTCGTTTGACAGGTGAGGACGGAGCTGCCATCCTGGAACAGATGGCTAAGGATGCTATCAAGGAGAATCCGCTTGATACAGCCAAGGAACTGAGTGTTATCAATAAGTTGAAGGAGTGGCTGAAGAAGTTCTGGTATTGGACTCTTGATACATTTACGAAATGGAAGCCTGAGGACATTAAGAAAATGACCTTGGAGGATATTCGTAATCTTGTGTTGAGAGACTTGGCGAATGGGGTGGACCCACGCAACGTGAAGTCTCGTATGACTAAGGAAGATGCAGTTTCTCTTCGTAAACAGATGGCAGATAATGCTGAGCAAGAACGGATTCTAGAGCATACGGAAGAAAACTGGCTGAAAGAATTTGGCAAGGATAGCCGTGTTACTACTCCTATTGGAAGTATCAAACTTGGTGAAAACCAATATAAGAAGGCAGGAAGAAACGACCGAATCAAAAGATTTGGTTTGTTGAAGCCTACCCTGGAGCGTCCTGATGTTATCCTGGAGAAGTCTGCACCAAAAGAGGGTGCGGAACGACAGACTAAATATCTGTTCATCAAATCCTTTAAAAAGGCTGATGGAAACAAGATTCTGAACTATGAATCCATAACAGTAAAGCAGGGTGAAGAGGAAGTTGCGATTAGCGCACATCAAATAGATCCTTCGAAAGTTTTGAAAGAATTGACGGAATCAAAAGTGCTATGGAATCGTTTCAGAGGCGATTCTAATTCCTTGGGCGAGAATCAAGGTTCGGCATTAACTCCATCCGCAAATAACCCAAGCGGAAAGGATAGCGTCCTGAATCCTCATAGCGATGCAAATATAAGAAATAATATCGAAACCACCAAGGGAAATGGTGGAAATTTATCTGTGGAGGATAAAATAAAGGCTGTATCTCAGCAATTTGGTGTAGATGAGGCAGATGTGGCGATGTACGCCAATGCTGTTAAGAAGGGTTCTACTGCTGAGGCTGCACGTGCCAGAGCCAATATTAAGCGTCACTTGTTGCAGGTAAATGAAGATAAGATTTCCTCTTTAAAGGAACTTCTTAAGTACACCGTGCCTGTAAATAATGCCTTGAAGGAGAACTTTGGCGACCTTGATGCTATGATCGAGGAGCGCGTGAAGCAGGTGGAGGCGCAGCGTAACGCCATGGAAGCCGCTAGAAAGAGGGCAGAGGAAGAGGAAGCCAAGCGACAAAAGCACTTAGAGGAACTTTCTGTGATTCCTGATGATCAACTTGACAAGCAGTATATGGATGCTCTTGCCAAAGGTGATGATGCTACAGCCAGGGAAATGCTTGATGAGGCTGCCAGACGCAAGGGCTATGATGATACCGAAAGCGCATACCAAGGTGTAGGTGCATGGGCTGCACCGGGAAACCCTGGGTATGAAAGCGACAAGGCGAGACGTGATGATTGGGAATCCAGTGGCTCGGATGTGAACCTGGAGGATATTGCCTTGGGCTATGCTCCTCAGCCGGATGATTACTTCTCTCATCCTGAGCGTTATTCACAGAACACTCCTCATGGATTGGAATCTGTGAAAGCTATCAATACGGCTATTGATGCCATTAAGAATGGCGAGAAGGATGTTAAGGTAAAGGTTTATCGTGCTGTTCCTACTTCGGTGAAGGAAGGCAAGTTGCGTAATGGTGACTGGGTTACTCCTTCTAAGAAATATGCCGAAATGCACGGAACAAACCGTCTGGAAGGCAAATATCGTATCATTGAAGATGAAGTTCCGGCTACTCAACTGTGGTGGGACGGTAATGACGCAAACGAGTTTGGCTTTGATGATGGCAAGGAGTATAAATACAAGAATGCCAAGAATAACAGAAAGTTGAACGACCTTGTTACCTATGATAATAAGGGTGACGTTATTCCTCCTTCTAAGCGTTTCAATTCTCGCAAGAGCGATGTGAGATTCATGTTTGCTGGTGAGAATGATGGTGTGCAATATTCCAAGGTGTATGGTAAGAAGGCTAATGTGAAACCTCGTCTCGGCTCTGCCACAATTGGCTTGAAGGCTGCAAAGGATAAGGTGGTGGAACTGTTTCATAAGGCAAAGAATGGCGAGTTTAATGGCAAACCTCAGTCTATAGGTACTCTTACGCAAGAGGGCAAGAAGTTCCTAGAAGATTTGTCGGGCTTGAAGATGAAAGATAAGATAGACTTTGTTCTGAATCCTTCTGACTTGAAGCACATGAACAAAGACCACTTCGGAGATAATGAGAAGGATCCTGGAAGAAATATTCCTTTGACAGAGGAAGATTTGCGCTCTATGGTGGATGTTATCATGAATCCTGAGCAAGTGGTGTATGGCATCGAGAAGATGGATAATCGCAAGGCTTTCTTCTTCTTGAAGCAAGCTGAGGATGGTACATTAAATCTGGCAGAGATTTATAGTGATAAGAAGGGTAATCTTACAGCCAAAAGCTACTATAAGACGAAAAAGGGGGTTGACCAGCGAGTCATGGAGATTAAGAACTCCCTTCTCCCTACGCCCGAAGCGTCTTCTGGTTCACCCCTTTCTGATGGCAAAGGTATAAACTTTTTCTCAATTGAGCAAGAAAAAACAGCAGAAAATGAGCGAAAAATCGCTGATTCGGTAGTGAATACAGCAAATAAGCTGGGTGGTGCTGAGGCTACTGTTTATTTTTCTTTGGATGATGTGCCTGAGGAATATCGCTCAGAGGTAGAGCAGGGAGCCAAGGGATGGTACGACCCGGAGACTCATAGCGTGCATGTGTATCTGCCGAACTGTGAGGATGGCAATGATGCCCAGCGAACCGTCTTCCATGAAAAGATAGGGCATGAGGGTATGGAAGTACTTCTTGGTGGCGAAGATGGCGTGAGAAAGTTCGCCAACTTCGTTTATCGTTCCGTAGGTAAGGATGTTCGAGGCAAGATTATTGACTTTGCCAATAAATATGATCCGGACTGGAAGAACCCTGACCGCATGAATGTGGGAACGCAGGAGTATATCGCTCATTTGGCTGAGGATGGTCCTAAGACTGCTGAGGACTTTTCTCTTTGGACCAAGATTAAGCATTATCTTATCAAGGTGCTTAAGAAGCTGGGTGTTCGTGTGCCTGGACTTCTGAATGACAAGGATTTGAGATACTACCTGATGAAGGCTGGCAAGGCTCTCCATGTATGGGACAATATGCCTAAGGAGAAGCAGGAAGCCATGATGAAGCAGGCTAGCAATGCTGAAATCAAGGATTCGCTATCTGATGGCGCTAATCTACCTTCTGAAGAGGACAATAAGCCAAAGAAGAAAACTGAGCGTGGTCGCATAGATGAGGCTACTGGTGCTTTCAAATTGGCTCCTAATGGTGAACAGTCTAATCTGAGCAAGAAACAGTATATTGAAGCTCGTACCAAGAACTTTAAAGATTGGTTTGGCGGTGATTGGGAGAAGAAACCAAAGGACTTTAAGAATAAGCTGGATGCTAACGGTGAGCCTTTGGAGAAATACGTGGAAGGCTATTTGAACCGACCAAAGAAACCAACCATGCCAAAGAAACGCAAGGGAGAGGATGAAGCTACTTTCTTCGGGCGCAAGATGCTTTACTCGCAAGCCCTAGAGGATTGGCCTAAGACTGAGGCTGATTGGAAGAAGCGTATAGACGAGTTTGACGAGAACACGCTTGCTGCCCTCACTCCTCCTGATGAGGAAGCCATCCGAGAGAAGTATCAGAAGCAATATGAGAATGATATGGCTAGTTGGAGGAAGGATCATCCTAAAATAAAGGAAGGCGAGGAGAGACCTCTGAAAATTCCTGATATGCGCGACTATCAAAGCATACAGGACTATGGTGAGGCTCTGGGAAAGCATGAAATATGGAAGACCGCCCCAAACAAGGACGAGTATGAAAGAATGGCTGAGGACGAAATCATATCAAAAGTGGCTCTCATGGATGCTGTGCAGCACCCATTCAGTGAATATGCCCGATTGAAAACGATGAAGGCAGAGTTTCAGCATATGCGCCATGTGATGCAAAATCAAAAGGTGTATGATCAAAATACAACTGATGCCGTTGTGCAGTTTGCTAAAAGATTTATGAGTCTGGGCTATGGTGATGATTTGGGTAGAGGTAGTATAAACACCTTGCTCACTATCGTGAAAAATAGTACAGGCAAAAAATCGTATGAGATTTCTCAGCATCTTTATCAAGTGATGGATGTGTTGATGAACAACCAACTCAGAAATTTCGACAGGGCTGTCATGAAGACCATGAGTATTAAGGAGCTGAAAGAGAATGCCAAGGGTATTCAGGTTCAGGGTAAGTTGGAGTTGAGAGGTCAAACTACAATCAAAGCCTTCCGTGATGCTGTCTCTTCAAGGATTTCTTCTGATAAGCTTGATGAGAAAATCAGCAACCTGATTGACAAGATGGCTGCTGACAAGAAGAACGCTTCCTCCTATCAAGACGAGCTGTTGGGCCTGAATCTTGCCAAGCAATATGTGGACTACATAGACTCCAGCAGAAATGATGCTATCGAAATCGAGGATATGAAGAGAATGGAGATTGAAGGCTACAAGAATAGAAAAGGTATCTATGAAGGTGAACTAACTAAAGCTCTTCTTCAGGAACATGTGGAACGACTGAACCAATACGATGATGCTCTCTTTAATAATAAGGTGGAGCGTATGGAACGATATTCGCAACTTCTGGCTAACCTTGGAGGCATGATAGATGAAAGCGTGAAGGGAGCTAGAGAGTTCCAGGAGCGTGATGCTCGCCGTGCCATCAAAGTGAAGATGATGGCTAGTGCCGATTTGGGTGGCAAGAGCATGAACCAGCACCATAAGGAGAATTGGAAAACCAGATTGTCTAATAGTGACTTTGTGCAAGGACTCGGTTCTCCTTTAGGTTCTTTTGATGCCTTGATGCGTGAGTTCGGTAGCAAACAAATCAATGGTGAGGGACACTTGTGGAATCATTTTGTCCGTGGTGCGATGAAAGCATCAAACGAGGTGTTCAAGAGCGTAAGAGAGGCTAACAACGAAATAGACTTGAAAGTTTCAGAGTTGTTTGGCAAGGTTACTGAGGATAAGAACGGTAACAAGAAGGGCAATATGACGCTGAACGATCTGTATGCCTTGGAGCGTAGCAATAAGGTAAAGAGCTTGGATGTGACAATCCGTGATATAGAGGGCGAACAGACCTATAAGTTACAGCAAGGCAACCTGATGTACATCTATATGGTGAACAAAATGCCAGATGGTGCCATGAAGCTAAGACAAATGGGCATCCTTGATGCTGATGTGGAAAGAATCAAGGAAAACATTGATCCTCGTTTCTTGAAGTTGGCAGACTGGATTCAAGGTGAGTTCTTGCCAAAGATGCGTACAAAGTACAATAAGCGACATGAGGAACTGTTTGGAGCACCTATGCCTATGGTGGAGAACTATTTCCCATTGAGAGTGCTAAAGAACGCCCGATATGTGGAGGAAGATGTGAACAATACGAGTGATGGAAGCAATGCCTTGCCTTCTACAGCTACAGGTGCCATCATCAAGCGTAAGATAAACAAACTTCCTTTGGACATCCTTAATGCCGATGCCCTTAGTGTGACCATCGACAACATCAATGAGATGGAAAACTGGTACAACTATGCGCCTATCCGCAAGGATGCCAATACGCTTTTATCTGACACAACTTTCAGAAACCGTGTTCAGAATATGACCACCATCTATGGCAGTGGGGAAACACTCTGGAATAACGTGAAGGATGCAACCGCTGTGGCCATGGGTACATATCGCCCAACGATAGATGGTGCAACTGCTGTAGCTCTTAGAAATTTTGGTAAGGGTATTACAGGAGCAAAAATCTCGTTCCGCCTGTACACTGCCTTCAAGCAGGTACTTAGTGCTCCTTTGTTCTTGCCTGATGTTGACCTTGGTAGATTCGTTAGGCATTCTGTCCATCCTTACGGCTCATTCAAGTGGGCTATTGAGAACTTGCCGAATTTTGATAAACGCTGGTCTGGGCGCAAGTTGGGCGATACCGTTCTGATGGATGATCCGACTGATTGGAAACTATGGCACACCAATCTCATGGAAAAGGCTGCTTACTATGGTATGACACCAAACGCACTTGTTGATGCCGTGACTTGTGCAGTAGGAGCGAGAGCCGTATATGATACCAAGTATAAGCAGTATATCAAATATGGATTGACCGAGGAGAGAGCTAAGGAAAAAGCACTCAGCGATGCAGAGATTAACTTTAATACTTCTCAGCAAAGTTCTGAAGGTGCCTTTGTTTCTCCAATGCAGTTGGATAAGACATTAGGGGCCGCGATTCTCACACCATTCAGAAACTCCAGTATGCTTTATGAGCGAAAGGGTATCAATGCACTTAGAAACTTGAAGCATCGTTTCGAGAAAGGACACAAGGAGGCATCCATTAAGTTTATGGCTGGCCAGTTGATGGAAGAAGGCGTAGGATATGAGCAAGCTACTAAGGCTGCAGAAAAGATGTACAAGAAGGGGTTGATGCATAATATTGCTGATGCAATAGTTTCTTTGTGGTTGGGAGCTATCATCTGGAATCTTGGAGGAAATCTTGGTTATCTTATGTTTGGTGACGACAATGAGAAAAAGAAGAAAATGGTAATTGATGCCGTGATTCTCGGTTTGCTTGAAGGTCCAGTTGATGGTTTGGCAGGAGGTCAGTTTATCAACACTGCCATTGCCAACACAATTACATCTGATGGAATCAGCCTTAAGGGACTGAAAAATGTAGATTTCTCTGGTATGCCAATGCTTTCAGATTTCAGCTCTATGATAGAGAAGTTTGGCTATGACAAGGTGGCAGGAGCACAAGACCTAATGTTTATTGTAATGCAGAGTGCTACGGGTTTCAACCCAAAGACTCTGACCGATGCCATCAATGCTTGTATCGACTATGGCAATGGTGATATGACCAATGCTAAGGAGATCGCGTTGTTTGTGTTCCGTTTGATGAACGGACCTGCAGCAACTGTGGACAATCTCTATATCGATGAATTAGGTATGAAAGGCAAGGATGCCAAGAAACTAAGCTACGAGGAGCTTGCCAAGCGATATGCAGAATATAAGTTTGGCAAGAACACTTTTGGCTTAGGCAAACTCTACTCTGATGAAGAGAAACAAAAGAAGCTGAAAGCTATTGAAAAATCTTTCGACAAGAAAGTTTCAGAACGCTTGGCAGGCATGGATAGAGAGGACTTGAAGAACGAGTTTTCCGAGTCCAGAAGTCAGAAGGAGAAGAAACTTATCGGTAAGATCATAGCGGACGAGTTGGAAACCAAGGATTCCGAAGCGGTCAAGAAGGCTAAGGCTGATGCTTCATACCTTCGTCAGAGAAACTTTTCGGACTTGATGGATGACCTATACTTGCAAAAGGAGTGGGAAGCCACCAATGAAGCAAATGCTGGTCTTGAAGAGTTGAAAGGCAATGGCGCATCAGAGAAAGAAATCGAAGCCTATAAGACCAAGCATAAGGCTGATTTGGATAAACGAAAGGCTATCCAGGAAGCTAGAAAAAAGATGCAGAAAAAGAAAGCTGATATTTCATCAGATAATGATGAGGCTACCATGGCAGCAATCAGAAAGCTGAGAGATAGTATTTTGAAGACTGTTCGCCAGAAGAAAAAATAGCCCGGCATGATAAAAGCTACGAGGGCTTACTCGTAACTCTGAAACAGAAAAAGGGACTTGCTTCACAGCGAGTCCCTTTTTGATAGTCGTAAAATTCTAAATTCCAAATAAATTTTATTTTTAACAAAAAGATAAAAATCGTATTTTGAAAATTGAAGATGTTGGAGCGATGTTATCCGAGAGAAGTACCAGATACTTTATCTGGTTCATTTTTTGGTGTTGCCCAGCGTATGTAATCAGCCATGCTGTCATCCATGCGCTGCTGCTCACTCTTCGGATTCTCCTTCTTTTCCTTTCCCCAAAGGCGTCTGGCAATATCATCCAAACACCACTGCCAATCGTCTCGAAGAGTGATAACCTTGGAACTTGGCATGATGGTGACATCTGCCTTTGGTGGGTCAACATGCTTGGTGTTGCCATCCTTATCGGTCTCCTCCTTGGTACTGAGAGAGGCGAAAGGCACGTTATTGTCGTTAAGGAACTTCTCCACATCCTCCTTCTTGTTGTCGCAGAGAAGAATACAGACGGAAACCTTATTTTTCTTCAAGGTGGTGAGGGCTTCTTTCGCCTTGCCTACCATGGAAAGGTTGCCTTTATCATCTTTAGTAATGACGCAGGCTTCATGCACATTGATTGATTTACCCATGATTTAAAAGATTTAAAACGTTTTAAATGAAATGCGGAACAAAAATAAGGAGAAAATATGAAAAAGTAATGTTAAGTTGCGCAACTTATCACTAATAAGCGAGAAAAATGCGGTATTTTTGGCGAAAAATTGAGAATTATGGTTGACAATCATGTAATAAATGACATATCGAACTATGCAGAGCCTGGACCCGACTCACTTGAAGGAGTGAGTCGGGAGCGGTTTACGCAGAGCGAAAGCAATCTTCTGTTGCTGCAATGGGCTTGCCAATACTTCTATGATGGTGCAGAACTGAGAAAGAAGTGGAAGCGAGCGCAAGACTTCGTGATGGGAAGACAGTTGGAAGAGCTGATAGAATGGAACGGAAGAAAGATTACCATCCGGCAGTATATGGAACTGAAAGGTATGCCAATACTGGAATACGATGTAATCGGAGACAAACTTCTTTCGCTCGTAGGTCTTGTGCGCCAGCAGCGCAGTACTGCTACATGTAGTGCCGTGGATCCAAACGAGGAAGACTATATCAGTTTCTTCAATGAATATCTTCGTCAGAACGACAACTTGAACGACAGGCAAGAGTTAGATGCGAGAATGTTCTATTCCTTCTGTGTCTTCGCCTTTGTGGGCATGAAAACCTATTATGGCAGAAGGGATGGCAAGAATGGCATCTTTGACTATTCTGTAGACATCTTTAAGTTAGCTTTACCACCTTTCTTTAAGTATGACCTGAGCGATGTGGAATTTATTGCTGAGGCTCATGATTTGACTTGGCGAGAGATTATTGCTACCTTTACAAATGGAAGCAAGGAAGAGGCTAATAAACTCAGTGAGATCTATCTAAAGACGCAGCACCATTTTGCGCCCGAACAGACTTATCACCCGACTGGTGAAGCCCAGTATGCCGGAATAGATGATTTCACCCATTCTTCAGTAGTAGGCAAGTACCGGGTATTGGAAATCTGGACAAAAGAAACCAGGCCAGCCATCTGGGTGCATGATTGGGAGAGTGGAGATTGCGGCTATGCTTCTCCTGACCAGCGAGCCTTCTATGAGGAAAAGAAGCGCAAGATAGAGGAATCCAACATCATGAAAGATGAGAATGGCCTACCTGTGCTCGATGAGAATGGTGAGCCTATCTACTATGTAGACCCTTCTGAACTTAAGACCATCGAAATTAAGGATGAGGCTGAGACCTACTGGTTCAGAAGATACCTTACCCCTAATGGCTATCTGCTGGATGCCAGGGAATCGCCCTACTATGTGCTGAGAGACGGTTTCAGAACTTCCATCATGCCATATACCTTCGTGGCTTATCCTTGCCTGAATGGTGAGATAAGAAGTTTCTCTATGCGTGCCGAGAACAACCAGCGCACCTTGAACCATTATATGATGATGATTAACTTCATCGTAGCCAATGGTGCCAAGGGAACGATGCTTGTGGACGAGAATGCTCTGAGCGAGAAACAGAGCATCGATGAAATGCAGGTGAACTATACCAAGACGGATGGTTTTATCTTATGGAACTCCAAGAATGGAGGTAAACCACCTCAGACATTGGTCAACAAGAGTATTCCGGCAGGTGTTGACTTCATGGTGAACTTTGCCAAGACGATGGCAAGCGAGGGAACTGGTGTACAGGGTGCTCTTCAAGGACAGCACCGGAATACCAGCGGTAAGCAATATCAGTTGGAAAGAGAATCATCATCTACCACCATACAGGACTTTGTTGAGAGTTTCAACAACTTTAAGGTACGTGTGGCCAAGAAGAAACTTTACCTGATACAGGAATTTTGTACCGATGCTGACAGCGTGAAACTGACAGGTGATGAATTTGAAATTCACTTCAATTCAGAGACCATGAGAGATATGGATTTAGATGTTTCTATCGACTTGGATGCATACAGTCCACTTATCAGAGCTGCCAACAACGATATGGCTTGGAACTTCATGACCAGCGGTAAGATGGATCCATATACGATGCTGACCGTAGGGCAATTCCCTGGTACGAGCAGAATGAAGAAGTACTTCAAGGAACAGTTGGAGAAGCTACAAGCCATGCAAGCGCAGCAGCAAGCGAATGGCGAAATGCCTACAGCAGGAGTTGAACAACAGCAGACTGGTACGCCTGCAGCACATCTGAAAGATGTAAACGATGGAGCAAATGATTTGGCAGCTCTTCCTTCGGCAGCTATGTAGAAAAGAAGTTCTTAGATAATTCATAATATTGAACGAAATGTTGTTCAGTTCTTAGATTAGATTATTTTATAGGTGTTTAGTTTTTAAGGTAATTTGATTGTGAAGAGGAAGCCGTGATGGTCTCCTCTTCTTTTTGTTTAGTCAATACCATGTTTCTTCTTGTATATGCGTAACTTAAACATCGGGGTAGAAACTCGGTACATGTAGTATTCTTGCCATTGTTTCAACTTCTTTGCTCTAACCTTGTTGTCGGCATCGCAGCCGATGGCTCCCCACTTGGAAGGAGTGTAGTAGTAGGAGGCAGCCTTGATGTCTTCTACGTTCTTGAAGTAGCGTGTTGCCTTCCACTTGCCCATCTGGACTAATCTTCGATATGCGAGCATATTCTTTCTGTTAGGATCGTAGGTCATGATCGCAAAATCTTTATGCGACTGGTCGTAGAGCATGTAGAAGCGAGGTGCGCCACATTCTTTATACTTGGCAATGGTTGCCTTGACTCCTTTTTGCCACATGCGTGTGGCACGGAAGAGTTCGATACGAGTGACGATAGGCTGGTAGATGGCTATGAGCATCTTACGCAGCAGGTTTGAATAACTTTTTTTCATTTTTCTTTTTACTTTTAATTATTAACTTATATGGACAGGCGATAGAATCGCCTGAAACGGTGACTATACAGGGGACGTATCATGCTGCTGGATAGATAGAGGTTAGCTGCCACCACCAATTCCGGCCAAATCAGCTACTACTGGTGGGCGGTTGCGGAGGCGTTCACGTTCTATCTCTGCCTTTGAACGGAATGGAACGATTTCCGGTGCTGGCATATCCTTTTCTACGTAGAGAGCTATGGCTCGCGCCATGACACGGTCATCATGCTTTCCGGCTACGGCTCCATAACAGTCGTTCTGCTTGTAATAGAGGAAGTAGGTACATTCGTCTATTGCCGCAAGTTCTCGTTCCATATAGCCAGAATCACGGATGATGCGGGCCATGGTCTTCACTACTGCCACCTTTGTATTCTTGTTGGTGTTGAATCCCCATTTCATTTCGATATTCTTCACCTTTTTCAGTTTGGACTGGGAGGCACTATACAGGTTGTCGTAGAGTGGGAGGAGGATAGGGAAGAACAACTCTGACTGATTACCCTCAGTATTGTTCATGCGCGAGTAGGCAGTATTGTTCTCGATGACCAGATAAGCATCATTATAGAAATGGGCTAACTGGGCACAGCGCATAGCTAACTGATCGGCATCGCAGTGGCCATGCCACTCAGCTACGATTTCCGGTACACCACCATAGATTTCATCATAGCGGTCGAGGACTACAATATCAGAGAAGTCGGAGGTTTTATGAGAACCACCAATATCGCAGGCTACGATATACCGATGTCTGACAATCTCAGAGTTGTCTGGTCCAGCCCACACCTTCAATGGTCCGCCTGAACGCTCGATGAAGCGGATATTGTTCATGCAAGCATCATCGGCAGCATCATAAGAGTCACCTTCAATGTCACCCACCATGATAGGCTCAATACCCTTGCAGTCCTCTTCCATTTCCTTCAACTTGTATGGGTCGAAGACTGTAGTACCAGAGAAGAGGAAGGCTTCTACATCATCAGAAGGGAACTCCTGACGCATATCGTCAAGAGTCTCATACTCCTTGGACTTCTCAATATACCAATGGATGCCCTCTAAAGATGCGCCTTTACATTCGTAGAGCCACCAATAGTACTTACCATGACCTTGCTCGTCATTGCGATTCTTCCACAGCCAGATGGCGAAATCGGCACGTTCATCCTCGGAAGCAAATGGCAATATATATTTTTCAATTTCGAACCATGCCACGAAGACAGGCGTGTAAGCAGAGAGAGGCTTGCCATCCTTATCTACGGAGTTGGCAGCTACCCAAGCATCATGGAACTCATTTTCACGACCATTTGGGGTTGACTCTCGGACAATGAAGGTAAGAGGGTCTGGCTGGATGGATGAAGAAGCAGCCTTGATAACCTTAGCCGGGGTCCACTCTGTAGTATTCGGGAAGAAGGCTTCCTCTGTGATATGTGCGAGGGCAGCATCACCGGAACGACAGGACTCAGGGTTACGAGCCGAACCAGTCTGAATCTTGCAGGAACGAGGGATGAGGTACTTGATGTTCTGAATGGTGCCAGAAGTCTTCAACTTGCGAGTATCAGGCTTGAATGGTTGACCGATGTCGTAGAAGAGCCATGTAGGAATGGCATTAATTAGCTTCTCGTACATATCGAATACCTGTGTGGCAGATGAAGATTGGTGTCCAACGATATTACTATTCCAGTTTGTCTTCCAGAAGATCTGTAACCATGCCATGTAGATGTCGGTGAGGGTAGAACCACCCCATTGACGGCACTTCAAGAGAATGACACGGATATAGTGGTACTGACTGTGTAGGCGTAACTGTTCGAAGACCTTGGTTAGTTTGATCTGGGCATTGCGAAGAAGAAAAGGTATATCCTCACCACCATCCTTATTCTTGATTCGGGCGTAGGCGTAGGCGAAGAAATAGAAATCGTGCTTACAGCGCAGGCGTATGAGATAGCGGAAGACAGCATCGCGAGCCTTCTCTTGGTCGAAGTCTGGCATGTACTTATCGCAAAAGGCCTCTATAGAACCACATTTGATGATGGCGCAGAACTTCTTTTCCTTCAACATTTCCACCGGGAGCCAGAGTTTCTTTCCATTCAGAAAATCAGTGATGACGCATTCGAATCGAAGTCCAGGGGCATTCTCTCCAGTAATGGGACGATAACTAGCGAGGAGACTTTTGAGTCTTCTCTTATCTTCTTCAAGAATCTCTTTGAGCTTCTTATCAGAAATCTGCTGCTGAGGTCGAACCTTTAAGGAGGATTTTGCTACTGGCATTCGTTATATATAATAATGTTAAGTGTTGAATGTCAAATGTTAAGTGTGTTGGCATGACGGATAAATCTCTCTGCCTTAGCATAAATGAAACCTAAACAGAATAGGACTATGTGGAAGATACCAGCTATGTAAGGGAGAAGGAAACCTATAGCCATACCGAGCATCATCTGCCAGAAGTAGATGCGGTGATACCGATAATACCATTGCGCAGAGAATCCCATGAAGAAAGAAATCAATACGGATGCACCCAATACAGGTAATGCCGGATAGTATATGAACGACAACAACACGGAACAGAGCCAGGCAGCCAGTAGGCGATGGAAGCGGAACTGATGATGAACCATCAATATGCACCAGCCGTTGATACCCCAGTGTATAAAGTTGGCATGACCGAACATATAGGCGAAATGGGTGTATAATGGCGATGATGGAGACACAGCCAGCGAGGCATGAAGTGGAATGATGAAAGCCATCAGGAGGATGATGAGAAGTGTAATATATAATGTACGCATAATGGAAGTGATTTATCGAGTTATGAATGATGTTTTCTTATTGCGGAAATAATTGTTTATTTTCATCTGTATGTAGCGTGGAGCCATACCCAAATTGGGCGCAGGAAGATTCAGGCATTCATACACAAGATTTTTGGTATTGTATTCCTTGTATTGATCCATTTTCCGGAGACGCAAGAAATCCTGATAGAAATCTTCAAAGAGTTTTTCTTTCATGGCTTGGTATTTGCCGAATTTAGGCTTATCCCCCTTGATGCGTTTACATACATACCGATAGGCAGTGCTATCGGCAAGATAATAGCAAGATGCAGGCATCTTGGCGATGTAATCGCATATCTTAGCCATGGTGGTAGGATATTCTACCATCCTCTTGGCCTTACGAAAGAGCAGATACATTTCTTGGTCTCTTTTAAGGTAAATTTCGGATATGGAATTTAGATGTTTCATACCAGCAAAATTAATTCATCAAGATGCAGAACTTATCACAAAGTAATGCGAAATTTTCCTTAATTTAGCACACAAATATTAAAAATGAATATTTATGGCAAAAGAAACTATTGATAATCAGAAAGTTAAGTCAAAGCGAGATTCTTTCAGAGAGCGTCTTGCTCAGCGTTATCCGGACTTGAATATGGACGATGATGAGGCTGTTTATGGTCAACTTTCGACCGATTACGACCAGTATGACCAGAATAAGCAGAAAATGGATGACTTCAACAAAATGTTGCAGGACAACCCTCATGCTCCAAGTCTGGTGACAGGTCTTGTGACCAAGAAGAATGCCGATGGCAGCGACTTCAATTTTATCGATTTCATGATTGATGAAATGGGGCAGGACTATATTGATGCCATCAATGGTGACGAGAAGGCTAAGGCTCGTTTGAAGGCTAGTGAAAAAGAAAAACTTGAAGCCAGCGAGAAACTAACAAAGGACAATGAGCAACTTGCTGCCAATATGGAGCAGGAAGATGCCGAACTTGACGCTGCTATTAAAGAAGCGAAATTGAAGCCTGAGGCGATTACCGATTTGATAGAATGGCTTTACAAGCGTAGCGATGATGGCGAGGATCACGATGATGATGGTTTCATATGGCGTGCAGCTCGGTATGGCTTGAAGAAGGAAGACTTCTTGCGCCTCTTTCAAATCAAGGACTTCGACAAGGCTGTGGCTGATGCCGAGGAGCGAGGCTACAAGCGTGGTAAGAACGAGAAGATTGACCAGCAGAAACAACTGCATGATGGCAAGCAGGGCGGTAAGAAGAACATCAACATCGATGGAGGCGGTGGCGCACCTTCACTACCAAAGGAAAAGAGCCGTACAGAACAGGTGTACAGCAAGATGATTGGGATGTAGAATTAGAAATTTATAATTAATAATTTTAAATGTATAGATTATGAAACAGTTTAAGAAATGGTTTGGTTTCATTATGGCGATGCTCGTCATGATTCTTAGTGGTGGAAGTTCTTATGCAATGGCAGAAAATCCTCCTGCAGTTCCCACTGGTGAAGGTGGTGGTGGCCCGACTGGTCCTACAGATGGTCCTGGTGTTGGTGGTACTGGTCCTAAATGGGCAGCTGCTAGTCAGGAGCAGCAGGAAAAAATGGGAAATTGGGACTATTATGTCGCCCATGTCAACCCAACCGTGGTAGAAATGAAATTGGAGAGTTGCCCTATTGATCAGATTCTTAGGGCTTCGAAACGAATGACTCCTGTTGACAGCAACCGCATCGAGTATTATTCCATCGGTCAGCGACCAATCAAAACCAAACTAACTGAGAAACTTGCTAAAACTACAAATGGTGGCTCAGTGACATTTAAGGTAGAAAATCCTACTGTGTTTGGTATTGGTGACATTATTATGGTTAACGACATGTTGGGTTTTGATGATAATGGTACCGACAGAAGCAAGATGATTCCTCTGCAGTTGCGAGTTACGTCTGTTGACAACGATGGTAATCCAACCTGTTATGCACTGAATGGCAAAAAGAATGTATCACGTGGTAACAGAGATATACCGGAGGATATTGCTGCAGGAACAGTAGTGATGCGACTTGGTAGAGCCGCTGGAGAAAAGGAGGTTGAAACAGGTAGTTACTATTCTATGCCTGACAAGAGCTTCCAGTATTGCCAGCGATTCATCATGCAGGTAGAGGAATCTCTTATTGACCGTATGATGAAGACCCAGGTTCAGTGGGACTTCACCAGACAGGAGAAAATGGCGATGGATGATATGCGTCAGGGCCAGGAGTTGAGTGGTCTCTTTGGCTATCGTTCTCAGTCGAATGGTGGAAAGGATGTCGGTATGGTATACACTATGGGCGGCATCTTCTGGGAAGCTGGAAAGGATTTGCAGATAGGTCACTGGGAGCCAAAGATGCAAAGGAACGATAAAGGCGATCTTGTTCCTGTAACAACGAAGGTAAAGGTTACAAACTCTGATGGTGCATCTGAGGTTGTGAAGCAGGTATACGAGTATGTAATCAGCGAGAAAGAATTGACTCAGTTTATTGCTGCTATGTTGAAGGGTGCAGGTAACTCCAGCCGTACCAAACTCCTCTTTGTTGACAACTTGATTTATCAGGCATTTGCTAACCTTCGTTCTAATAAGCGTATCATTACCCAGACAGAAAAGGATTATCAGGGTTGGAAACTAGATTTCGAGAAGTTCGAGAGTATGGGTACTAAGATTCTGATTTATCGTCACGATGCTTTTAACTCCTGGGGTATGGATGGTAGAGCTTTCTGCCTGGATTCTCGTTATCTGGATAAGTATGTATTCGGCACATGGACCAGAAATGAGTTTAACGCTAAGGATCTCTTGATTCGTAACACTGCAGGTGTTGTGATGGAGGAGTATAGCTGCTGGGTACTGACCTTCCCTGATGCCCATGCCCGTGTAGCCCGACCAGTCTTCACTGGTGATGGCGTTACAGATGAGGAGATTCGGGAGTCAGCGTAATCATCGTATAGGAAACTGATAGTTTTCTACATATATCAATCTAGGGGATAGTTGAGGCTAATGCAGTCTCACTATCCCTTCTCAACATAAACACAAATAGATATGTATAGATTTGTAGCTAAGAGCATGCTCATTTTTGTTGTGACTCTGCCGAGCGGACTGATCAAGAACATTGAGTTTGAGCGGTGTGGCAACGATGCCTATTCGTACATTACGGATAACAAGCAGGTGGCAGAATGCATCAGGAAACATCCTCTAACGAAGTCAGGCCGTATCATTGATGAGAGCCAGCCGGAAGAGATTCAGCAACAAAAAGAAGAGCAGGTGAAGGACGAGAATGCCCTTCATTTCGAGAACATCACTAAGGCCAAGAACTATCTCCAGAAGACCTATAAGGTGGATGTAAGGAAACTGAAATCACCTGAGAGTGTGAAGGAGAAGGCTAAAGAGTTGGGTGTGGTGATTGAGTTTTAGTTTATAATTTTTAGTTAATAGGTTTCTTGCTTATGGAAGTTCTTATGAGTGACCTTGTGAAGGAAATGCGCATAGCTATGGACGAAGTGATCCATGATGAGGTGAATGACATCATTACGGATGATTCGGACACGGAAATGAAGCAAGCCATTGAAACGGCTTCACAACAGATTCTACTGCAAGCACCAGCGCAAATGATTCTCCCAAAAAGGGTGGAAATTTCGCTGAATGAAAGTGGCAATCAAGATTATGATGCCATCCAAACACAGTTTACAGATGGTCATGGATGCCTGACAATTCCTGACGATTGGCTGAGATTGGTAGAACTGAAACTAAAAAGTTGGCAAAGCACGCTGACGATGCTGATGGAACCTATAATCCGCAAAACGAAATGTTTTCGCATTTGGGAACGAAACGCTATAATTTCAAAAACGAAACGCAACTTTTCAAGGTTATACCCCACACCTCAAAATTTCAAAAAAATCGACCGGCTTCGCCGGAACGAAATACATTTGAAGGCAGTTAGAACACCATCCTAACTGCCTTCTTTCGTTTTGTCGCTTCGCTCCACGCTTTGACGCTTTGCGTTTACGCTACCTCGCTTATCGACTTAAACGCACTGACGCTTTGCGCCCAGACGATTTGACCGCGGAAGGCCAGGCGTGAGCCGACATACGCATACGCATACGCTGCATCGTTATTCGCATTCGCATACACGACACCGCCATTCGCATTCGCATTGTTGTACCCACGATAAACCACACGGCTAACTGATGTGCTTATCCAATATATATCACTATAATATGTACTGGACGAACCGCTGACATTACCAACTGGCACGACATCCATGTATTTGCCATGATAAACGGCTGTTACCCAGTTTCCGCTGTTAGTCGTACCTTTTACCATTCGTGTGCTTCCGTCTGGCATCCAAATGCGCCACTTGCCAGCATTGCCACTGTCATTTGGCAAATCCACATTGTCCATCATATCGTACTTGTTGCCGAATATGTCTTCATAACCCAAGCAACAAGTGTTGTTTACTTGCTTGACATCAACGGCTCCATATTCACCATTAACCTTGTACCATGCGTATTGGTACACCAAGTTGTCAATGAGCGAATTTGTCACATTTGCGTTGATTGCCTTTGCAGCCTTATAGCCAATGGTGTCAGTCATGCCGTATGCCATTGTTCCGCCTGTAGTTCTCATGTTGGTGTGCTGACCAGCTCCACATTGGTCTTGGGCATCCCTACGGCCATACTTGGCAAAGAACAAGTTGGCAATGGCACTGTGCATACTTGCGTCAATCTGCTGCATACCACGTTGAACACTATAATAGTGGAAGTCGCTCCATGTCAAGTTTGACGTGGTGCTGCCACCAGTAACCACCGCCCTCAATTTATCGCCTACAACAGAACTTCCTACAGTTGCACACAAACAGTCATCCTCATTGACCCAATCAGGTTCCATATCCTCAATCTTGTCGCTGTTGCTCAATACCACCTTATCAAACTCAGCGGTCTGCAATACGGTAAAGTTGAGGTATGTCGCACCAGAAGGGATGTCTGAAATCAAGTACATACCAGCCTCAAACTTGTTGCTGAGTGTTGGCACAACGATGGTTTTGACTACCTTTCCCGAATCATCCGTGAAAATGCTTCCAACAAGATTGCTGCCTGGCACAGAAGGAAAACGAACACGCTTATAGCCTGATACAGACACACGACAAACGGCATAGCTGCTATCTGCTGTATATGAGTTTTGCAAGGTGTTCTTGCCACTCATTACCTTATATCCTTTGCGATAATTGCCACCACTCTGTATTTCACTCAGCAAGATGACTTTTGCTTTCGGTACGGATGGCATGGCAACATTGCTGCTGTAACAGCTATAATGCTTGCCATTCAGGTAGTCATTGATTCCCTTGATCCATCTGTGAGGCTCGAACATCATAATGTCGCCCTCTGAGCCATCCAACTTTGCAGCGGTGCAATTAGCCACCTCTGCTGCATCCGCATAATAGTTGGAGTTCTCATCATGCAATGGATATATGGTGACAATGCCATCAAGATTGTTTGCAATGGTATCAACACCAGCTATCTTGATGTTTCTTGTTGTAGGCTTCTTTGTAACCTTGGCAAGAACACGATGACGCTTCCTCAAAAGTGCCGTGATGTGACCACTTGGCACATAGTCATTGCCATACTTATAGCCTGTCTTATTGTCAAGGTTGGACACATTGGCATCATCCGCAACAGTGTCATCAAACTCAATCATCGTGTATTCTGGTTGAATGATGTTCAGCTCAGGGAAATGTTCTTGCCATTTCTTGTATTCGTCATCAGCAATATATGAAGTGAGGCGATAAGTGCCGACCAGACGGCATGAATCCACATTGCCACCGTTTTCATCAACACCACCCATCGAAAGCATATTCTTTAGCATTGTTCCGTCACCTTCCATGTCTATGCCTGTAATTCGTAGATATTTCACTTTACTGCATCTGCTGTAAAGTGTCTGCCAATTTATCAATGGGCAATTATCCACAACCAGACGTGTGACATTCGCTGTTCCTTCAAGTGTGAGACCGCTATTTGTGAGCTTGCTCAGATAGCGAAGTTCCAAGGTTTGCAGCGTTGAAGGCAATACAACAGTCTTCAATGGTGAACCTTGTGCGAAGCTCACGCCTGTCAAAGCACTCTTCCCTGCACGGAATGTTTCCAGCTTGGTGTTTGCACTCAAATCAATGCCAGTGAAGCTGGTGGACTTCAAACCTGTCATATTGAGCGTGCGAAGGTTCTTGCATCCGTTCACAAGCAATGCGTTGAGTGTTGTCTGTGTCGCTGCACAACTTACATCAAGCGTGCGAAGTGCCGAACAGTTGTTAAGGTTCAACGTCTGCAAGATGGCATGGCTCACGTCCGTAAGGTCAAGCCCCATGATGCGACTTGCACCATACACATATTGTGGATCATTTACAATCAAGTCGGTGTCAAGTGTAAGTTGCACCGTGCTGCCTGCGTCTTCTGCCAGGACTGCACTCTGATGCGGTGTGCCACTTGTATAGCCATAACCGAAATAATAACGCTCACTTGACGTTATCTTTATCTTTCGGTTGTCGCTGCCAAACTTATAGCCAAAGTAAGCTGCAAAGCTGTCCTTTCGATATGTGCCACACACATATTGGCTATCCAACAGTGCAAAGCGGTTTTGGATGGTGAATGTGCGGTGTGCGTAACGGCTTCCCTGCAAGGCATAGAGGTAATTGTAATAGCTCGTTCCATCCGCTGATGTTACGCCTTCCGTCAAAGGAGTGATATACTTGTATATGCCATCCTTGTTGTAGATGCGTTCACACCAGTTGCCCATCTGTTCCACATTGAACATATTAAGCACATATTCGAGGCTCATGTTTGAGCGAATCTTGTCAGCCACCTCCCTCAACTTGTCTGGGCATCCTCTGACAAGTTCCCAAAGAACGCTGTCATGTCCAGCGAAGGCATAGGAGCCGATGCTTTCATCCAAGGTCTCCCATGTAATAGTATAGTCGTACTTCAAGACGGAATCATTGCGTTCACCAAAGATGGTGTCCATGTCGTATGGAATGAACTGCCAGTGAAGACCGTCCCATGTGACAAGCATCATGTTCTTGGCACGGTTATCCACCGCCATGAAATAGTCCGTTATCACATACCATGCAAATGGGCTGTCATTGTCAAAGTAATCATTGTACTCTGCATAGAACTTGCTTGGATTTCCCTTGCATGAGAGAATCCACGACCAAAGACGCTTGACCGCTGACTTGTCTTCCTCATTGGCGGTTTCCCAAGTGTCATCAGCCTTGAAACGGAACTCCAGGGCATCGGCAAATGAAGTCATGTCAGCCGTACCAAACAAGCAAAGTGTCTCAGAGTTGTTCAAGAACTCCAAGCAGATACATTTGTTTCGCTGTCCGTTCAAAGCTGCTGCATCATTGAAGCCCTCAATGCCCTCAAAGCCATAGATGGCTGCACTGCCACTTTTCTCATTGTTGAAATTGTACTTGCCAAGATAGATGTTTTCACCAGTATTGTCATTGTCATAAAACAAATCAATAGGGAAACCATCCACACCAATGCGGACATCATAGTTGCCTGTATATGCCTTTTGTGGCGGTGTGAGCCATCCGCAACGCTTCCAGATGTCATTGACTATCTTCACGGCTCCAGTGTTATGAGTGGAAGAAGAATCAGAGAAATCAGCCTTCAAGCAGAAAATGTTTATCGGACGTGCGCCTGGCTTGAATGAATAGGTGCAATCTGGAACTTCCACACCATTCACATACAGCTTGGTTCCATACTTGCTTGAACGGCTGAAATACAAGCGGTAGTTCTTTCTTGGATATGTGGTTGATGATGTTCCTTGTATGCGCAATCCACACTGGTAGATGATGAAATCATATTCCTTGCCATAGGCTGAATAGAAATAGATGTCAACAGGCACTTCAAACTTCTTGTTGTTGGTCTGATTTACAAGATTCACATCGCCCACGATGCGCATCACACTCTTGCCCTTGGCTCTGAGCTTATCCATATCAACGTCCGTACCTTCATCGTTCATCACCTGGTTGTTCTCGAACAGCACAACCATTTCGTCAGTGGTAGGACGATCCACCATGTAGTTGGCAAGTTCTTCATCATCGCCAAGCGCACGGTTATAGACACGGATGTTTCTCAGTTCTACATCTGCGCTATCGCTTCCCACCTTGATATTGACAGGTGTCGATTGCAAAAGGCTGTCAGTGTTAGCATACTGCTTCGCACCGCAAAGAATACCGTTCACATAGAGTTCCAACAAACGGTTGCCTGACTTCTCTTGCACAACAAAGGCAATTTTCAAGTTCAAGCCACTTGCAAAAAGTGTATTGACCTCTGTGCCTGCCCCTGTTCTCATTATAGCCTCTTGTGTGGTCAGCTTGAAACCGACATTGCCATTCATACAATCAATGACAACACCGTTTCTGTCCGTCACGTTGGAACACATCAGTTCCATTTCATAAGTGGCTCCAGTGGTAGTGGCATCACTCTTGAATGGTGTGTAACCAATTTCAATGTTTGCCCCATTGGTTAATTTCAAAGCGTCACCAGTCCATCCGTTACTCTTCCAGTCGAAGCCATTGAATGTGGTTCTAATGCCGTTATAAGTCCATTCGGACGGCGTACTTTCGCTGTTACTTCTGCCAGATGCTGTAAGTTTCAACTGCAAGCCTGATGTTGTCTCATTCAGGTCAATGCCACTTTCATTCACGTCTATATAGAAATTGTATTCAGTGACACCACACTTGAATTTCATCTGATTGGTTCCCTTTTCGAGGAAACGGTTTGTATATACTTGCGTGGTTCTTGGAACGCTTACGTTCTGAGTTTTGATGTCATTGCGATATACTGCCAAATCCGCTGGTGTTGTGGTTGGGTCGTATGCGACAAACTCAAACTTCACTTGCTCATATTGGCCAACTTCCAATGTCGGTGTCAAGTGGTTGGTTGTAAAGATGCGACCATCCGAGTGTGTCATCATGGTTCCGATAAATGGTGAAGTGCTGCCAGTTTTCAGGATATCCATGTAGATGCTATCACTCTTCAATGTCAAGTCAGCACTTGCCTCCATTTCCGCAACCATCTGGATGGTGTGCCTTCCAACACTGAATGCAGTCATTGACAATGAGAAACTGCTGTTGGTCGTTCCGCTTCGTGTTATGGTATGGACATTCTGCTGCTTGCCATCCACATAAAGCGTCACCACCTTGGTTCCCGAGCCACTTATTGCGTATGGAATACTGATGGTCTCGTTTGTCCCATAGCCACCCTTTGCAATGGCTTCTGCAAGGTTGAAACTGCTTGTCAGGGATAACGTCACGACCTTTACGCTCACATAGCTCTGTTTCATCTGCTTCTTGCCAGTTGTCGGATCAGTAGTGGATGCTTTTACATATATGTCGGTTGTACCAACCTGCAAGTATTTGGAGAGGTCAAGCGTATAACTTCCCTTGCTCACATCCTCGATGGTGTCATGGTACATGGTGATTGAACCACGTTTCATTTCAATCTCAATAGTTGCTTTCTGGCCTGTTGACGTACCTTTCTCATCACCGCTGCTATATTGGTGGTCGTAAGAGTATGTGAGTTGCGCACTGCCACCTTCCTTGATGACACTGTTGTTGACGGATGCGCCCAATACAATCTTTGTGGTGGAAGTTTCACCACCACCGCCACCTTTTCCTGCTGGTATGTCCAAGCCCACGACTTCCGCACCACTCTTGTTGGTTAAGGTAAGATGTACCGTGCTTTCATCCTCACTAAGTTCAGCATTGCCACCAAAGATGGTGTTTGCCTCCACCTCATTGAGCTTCGCCGTCACTGCTGAGTTCTGCACAGGGTTCGTGCTGTTTGCGTCAAGACTTTCATCAACCTCAGTTTCCTTGATGGTCACATTCACGTTGCCAGTGGAATCAGGTGTTTGCTTCGTGCCATTTACCGTTATACTCTTGACAGTCCCTGCACCGCCGAAATCTTCCCAACTTGAAATTGATTCCCAGCTTGAAAGATTCGTGCCAATGAATTGCTTGGTCTCCCACTTGCCTTGTGATACCTCATAAGTTATGCAACGTCCCTTGGCACGCTGCTTTTCCTCCACTGCTTTGATGGCAGTGGCAAGCGTATAGTAACCGTTTTCAAGCGGAACTTGCTCAGTCACATTGTACGTGTTACCGCCACCGCTGCCACTGATTTCAACAAGGTCATTTTCTTCATCGCTCCAAACATAGAGAACATCACCACAAAGATAAACCTTGTTTTTCTGTATGCTTGAAACATCCTCACCACGGTACAATTCCGCATTGGGAACACCTTCAACAGCCCAGTTGCCGTAATACTTGCCACCCACATAATAGGCAAATTGCTTTTGGCTCTGCACATAGACGATTACACCGCCCTTGGCAATGGATGATTGAAGTTGTATTGTGGCAGATTCCACCATATAGGAAAAACGTGCCGTTGCACCATTGAAAGCAGCCTTGGCTACATTCTCGTATTTAGCCACAACCTCAGATGCAGCAGCCACAGCACTATTAGCTTCTTCCGCTGCATCAGAAGCTGCTGACGCGGCTGCATTGGCTGCACTTGCAGCAGAATTTGCGACCTGTGTGACAGAATACACGGTTTGTGCTGCTTCCGTTGCTCGTTGAGCTGCTAAATTGGCATTCGCCACCGCATCCTCTGCTGGTTTCGTCAATAATTTAACAGGCGCACTCACAACTTCCTCACCTCGTAAGGCAGGAAGGCTCATAATACCATCAAGGGAATCCACTTGCTCAAGCTCATCGACACCTTGCGATTCTGCTTTCATCAAGTTGATTAACTCTTGCTTTTCTTCGTTTGTCAATGCCATAGTTATTCGCTTTTATCAATTTGACAATTAAGTTGCTCGTTCAGACCATCAATAAAGCCTGGAACACAGAACTGTTCCGCTATGCCTTTTATCAGTTTTATCTCTTCTGGCTCATATTCCACGCTGCCATTGCTCTTGAATATCTTCATGGCAAGGACTTGGGCGCGAATGCCATTTATACCTGTGTATATCATATCCGCAAAACGTTCCCTTACATCGGTTGTTTGTGCCGTCTTGTGGCTGATACTGGTGTAAACTTTGAATTTTTCGAAATTGATTTTCATATTTTTGTCTTTATTGTGCATTTCCTCCAGTTACTATCCACATACCTTTTTGCAAGACTGCGTTGTTATTGACAATCTGCCATCTTGGTACGTACATGAGCGTTATTGTATCATAGCCGTACAACTTATCTCCATTGGTGAAGCTGTCAAGCGTATAGTTCTTTGTCTTCCAATGTATGAAAGTCTCGTGCTTTTTACCCGACTTGTCGTAGCAGTAGCCTGGTTTGATCGCAAACGAGTAGTAACCTGCACTCATAGCTGCCACCGCTAATGTTACTTGATGGCCTTCATCGTACCATTCCATATCAGGAAGGATAAAGGTCATATCGTAAAGGGTTTCATTGTAAATAGCCACCACTCCTTCGTTTCTGTCTAATTTGTAATCGGTAGTTGATACAATGTTCGTTTTCAAAGCAAATCCTTCTATACAGCCTCCCATAATTGAAAGGGCAATGTTTCGGTCTGCGTTTTTTGCAGAAAGCACCATTGCATAATTTTGCCCAAGGTTATCATATTCAAACCAACGGTTTTTGTTCTCGTTTTGAAAACGTGCCACAGCTCTTAAACCGCTTGAAGCTGGCAGAAGGTTTCCTCCAATTCCTGCGAAAGCTCCTTGGCTGTCATTGCGCAATATGATATAGGCATCACCATCAAAATTCTTGTCATTGGTCAAACCGTTTCCTTCAATGGTAAAGCCACCAATACATCCAGAAGTGGCATTCACAAGTCCCTCGAAAGTTCCGCTTTTTGCCACGATGCTTCCATCTTCGAGAATCTTGAAATTTTCATTGGCTGTCACAATTCCTTCAAGCTTGATGTTGTCGGCACTAATATGCACGCCACTTTCCAGATTTCCGTTCTCATCCTTGGTGACAAATGCGGAAATGTCGGCTTTCTTCACGATGTCCGTATTCTCTTCCACCGCTGTAGCAAACAATCCTGCAAAAGATTCTATGCTGACATAATTACCAAATGCCTCATTCAGACTTTTGATGTCCGAGGCATATTCACTTCCAAGCCATCCTTGAAAATCGCTTGTTGTCACCAGTCCTGCTTGATTTCTCAAACTGCCATCCTCATTGAACCGTTGGCTTATAAGTTCGTTATACTTGGAGCTGGTTATGATGTCACTTTCTTCCAATACATTGCCGTCTTGGTCGAAGTTCTGTGCTGCAATCCTCACAAGTTTCTCACTTTGCTCGAAAAGTGTCTTATACTTGTAAGCCAAGGATTCCACACGGTCAGTTGAGAGTATGAGCATATACAGATAGATGTCACCTGTGAAACTCAGCTTGAAGTCGCCTGTACCATTCCAAAGGCCATTGCAAGAATATTGCTTATAGCCATCAGTTTCAGCAATTTTCTCTTCAACGTGCATAGAGTTGAAATTTTCAAAGCCAGTTTTATCAACATTCTCAAACTCCACGGTCAGTGTGCCAGCCTTGGCACATCGGTAGAAGAACGTGAGGAAAACAGGAATGGCCTCTTTGGTTCCGTCTTCTCTTGTGGTCATTGGTGGAATGCTCTGCAAGTTGGTGTTCTTTTGGCTGATGTACTTGTTTCTGATGCGTACAACAGTTCTGCCCATGTCCTTGCAGACACTTGCGCTGTTGCCACGTTTCGACAAAGCCTTTCCGTTAGTCCATATCCAACGATTGCCAGCGAGGAAGAAAACAGTTTCATTCTCTGTTGCCCATTTGTCCATGCCATCAGAAAATGATGGATTGTTCAAGTAGCCTCGATCACTTGCAAAGTCCTGTCTCAGTCCTTCAACAGCGGATTCAATCTTTCCTTCCGTTATCTCAAACTTGGTCTTGATGTCTTCACCAGTCACCAAGAGGAACGTGCCACGCAAGTAGGCATTATCGGAATATAGACCGTTTCCATGGGGTTGGTTGTTGGAAGGAAACCAATCATCCTTGATTCCGTCAAGATTGCCAAGTCTTGCACGCAAGGCATTGGTGAAGCTCTTGCCGTTCACACCATCCATGACATCAATTCTGGGCTGTCCGTCTTCTGTGGCTGATATGAGTATGAGATTTTGGCGATTGCCATTTGTGGTGTTGCCCATCAATACACATTCATCGCCTTCTGCTGGTTCCGTATTGTCAAACTCTTCCTTGGCTACGAGAATGCCGCCATCGCTCATACCTGCCACCTCCACCCAGTAGCTTTTCAGGTTTGCACCTGTGAAGGTCTGGCATCGCATCAAGTCATGTGCTACAAAGGTGTTCTCTTGCTCGAAGTGAATAAGGAAATAACCATCTTGCTCTTCAACGCTCTTTATCTTGCCATTGGCCGCACTTACGCAAATCTGACCGCCGACACTTCTAACCTTATTTATCAAGAGTTCAAAGATCGTCATTATCTGGCGCACGGTCAGTTTGTCAACAGTAAGATTGGAAAGACCACTCTCATCAATCCAAAGCTGCCATCCCTCACCATTGAAGCCATCAACAAACTTAGCACTTCTCAAAAGTTGGCGCACTACCATTGTCAACAGCTCACCATTGCCTTTGCCATCCAAGTGACCACCTGCAACGCCCTCCACAAAGTCACCGAGGTCAATGCCCTCATCAAAGATGATTTTCTTTTTTGCTCGATCAATTTTCTTCTTGCTCAAAAATTCCCTTTGGCTTCTTCGAGCTGAGAACAGATTTGTGTCAGTTGGCAAAGTGTTGTCCCATGTACGGATGATGTCTGGCAAACTTCCAGATGTGCGCTCACGTGTATAGTTCTTGATGTTGGCCAAGCTGTCATTCATCCGATCCAATGTACCACTTTGGAGTGCATCACTGATTTCCAAGTCCACTTGTGACGGCAAAACAACCTTTCTTGTAACTTTGGTTATTCGGCTGCTTCTATATCCAGTATCTGGGAAAAACTTCTCACTTTCAAGCCTTACCCTGCGGCCAACAAACAAGTCTGCATTTATCTGTTCCACCCAAACATGGTCGGTCTTGCCTTTGTAGATGCTGATGTCTTGCCAGTGCTCCGCATTATATTGGTCAACAGCCGTGCGGAACTCTTCTTCTGCAAGCGTGTAATATTCATCTGGCATTCTGATGTTCCAGAGAATGTAATGGTTGCCCTCTTTGGGAACAAGATTGCCACCAGGCAGTTGCGTGTCATCATCGTATGGCCATATCGTGATAATTTCAAACTCACGTGTCTTGCTGTCGAAATTCACCTCAAAGTAATGATCATCATCCGTTCCAAGACCTGCGAGTTCACCGTCTTGGAAGGAAACACGCTTTACCTCATTGGCAAGCTCATATTCATTTGGGTCGAAATTGAGCGTGTCATCCTTGAAGTAATAGATGATGAAAGGATTGCCGTCATCATCCGTCTTTGTCTCAGAGCGCACGCTGCTGACCAACCCTAAACGCCGTGGGTATATGTCGGAAAAGGCATCTTGCTCATAATGGTCATATATGCCGTATTCCTCAGTATGAAGCTCGATGTATTTCAAGCCACCAGGCAACATCAAGCGATTATGACCATATTTCTCTGGGTCGATGTTTCGTGTGCTGCCAATCGGGAACAGGCGTGTGTAAAACTTGGCTGTGTTGCTGGTGTCTCGCTCCAGTTCTGTCAATCCATTGCCATAGCCAATGGCAAGTTCCTCACCATGTTCACAACGGCAAATGTTTACGGTTTGCCCCTCAATCCACCATTCGACCTTTCCACCTACCTTTTCAGCGATTTCCATCAAGGCTTCATCACAATATTTGCCCTCATAGTCAATGACAATGTTGTCTGTGCCATCCACTTGGCCAATCTTCCAGTCTGTCGTATGATCCAAGCCATCATTGATGCACTTTACAATCATCTTCACATGATCACGTGGTGGAGCCGTGAGAGTGAACACTGGTTCTGCGTTGCCGTCAGTGGTTTCAAGCACCAAGAAACGTTTGATGATGCTCTCAATGCCATACAGCTTCAAGTCATACACCCATTCTGTTTCACTGTTCTGCTTTGGGGCATACTTTTCCATCAGCCAATAACGTTCGCCCTCAAAGTCCGTGTAATCATTCACGTCAAGGGCAATGTTGGCATAATGGGTGAATGAAAGGGTGAGGATGTTGTCACCCTGCACCTCCTTCACTTGTGTTGAGCTGTCATCAGGGGCAATCTCAGCCTTTGCATAGCCTGTTTTGTCGTATATTGTTTGAACCATGTTTCAATACTGTTATAATGTCATTTAAATGATGGGGACTGGCTCACGGAATTTTACTTTGAACTTGCTTGCCTGCACACCATCTTTCCATATATAGGTCAGAGGCTTAAACTTTCCACAATCCAAGAATCTCATGTGCAATGTCAAATCAAGGTCAGGAAAAGCGAAATCAAGCCAACCGTTTTTGCCTTGCTTCAGGAACTTGATGAAATCAGCATACGATTTCAACCATCCTTCCTTGGTCTTGTTATACATGGCAAAATACAGTTCCACATCACGAGCCTCATTCTTTGGTGTCAATACGTCTGAGTATTTTTCACCATCCTCCTCTCTGATGTTCACTGCCGTTTCATCTTTTGTCTTGCTTGGTGTAAGTATGGCAGTCAGATTGGCCATGTCGCCCTTTTTGTCTTCCGTCAGAAAAACACCGTATTCTTTCCAGATGTCAGTGCCATTGACCAGTACCTGGCCACTAAGTATTTCATCCATATTATTTCATTTTTAGTCCATCACGAATAATCTTTCTTATTTCCTCCTTGATGTCGTTCAGATGCGTGACACTCATTCCTGTGTTTTCGGCAATGCGTGCCAGATGGCTTTCAGCCACATTCATCTTCTCGACCACGTTTTCAAGTTGGTCATCCATGCTTGACCAATGTTGCAAGCCACTGGTGAACATACCTTCGAGCTTTGTGCCTTGATCTTGTGTCATGGCTGAGAAACCGCCACTTTTACCACTTTGGCTTGTGCTGCTGTTACCAGTGTACCCAGTGGCTTCTGCAAGTTTGTCACGCAAGGCAATGGCATCTTTTACATAGCCCATGTATTCCTCTTGGAGTGCATTGCGCTCTGCCTCTGTCAGGTCATTGTCTTCCATAGCAGCACCAAACTTCTTCCACCATTCCTTTAGCTTGTCAGCATACATTTCACCAATCTGGTTTGAAAGCATGGCACGCATGAAGTATTCTGACAGATCATCAGCCATATCCTCAGCCGTGGCATTCATATCCATAAGGGTGTCCACAAAGCTGTCATACATGGAATCGAAGGAAATGCCAGTCAATCCCTCATAGAGTTCATCGGTCAGTTCCTCCAGTTTGCCAGCCTGGTCTATGTAGTCATTCAGCTTGTCAGCAACGTCATTTCCATAACCACCCTTGCCAGTGTTCTTGATATATTCCCAAATACCGACATTGGAGCGAAGTTTCTTCATTTCCTCTGGGCTAAGACTCCAGAGATCACCATTGAAGTCTTCTTTTACGTTCTGTTTGATCCAGGCAGTTTGGTCATTGTTGAAGCCATTCCAATAGTAGTTCCAACTATGATGCTTTTTCCAATAACTGGCTTGCGCCTTTGCCATATCCAGATAATTCTGGTTGGCTTCTTGCTGGTTGGCGTATGCCTGTTGATAGGCTACTACTGATTTTGTTCCCTTGCTTGCCTTGATTTCGTCTGTCAAATCCTCGATGGCATATTGCAGAAGCTCGTTGCGCTTGGTCAAGTCGTCAATGGTCTTTTGCACCTTGGCTTCATTGCCATTCAAACCGAAAAGGTCATCAATGCCAAACCAACTGCCAATGCCACTGACCAAACCTTGCAAGATGTTGCCCACATCCTTGATGATGGACAAAACGATTTCGGGCAAATCCTCAACAATTTTTTCCACACAATCGGCGATTTTGTTCAAGAGGTCATCAATGAAGCCCTTTGGATCATCACCAAGCGCATCAATGATTTGAAGGATTGCGCCAATGATACCGCCTATCTTGCCACCAAGCTCATTCAATGACTTGCCTATTCCGTCTGAGCCTTTTCCAAGTGAGGTAATGAGTTTGCTCATACCATTGGCAAAGCCATACAGGGAACCATTTGACATTTCATTCAGATAGTTGGTGAAGTTCTGAATGCCTTGCGCTGCTGCATTGGTGTTGTCCGTGAGCGTCTGACGTGCCTTGTTGCTTTCATCCTGTGCCTCCGTTTGCTCAGTGGCAGTGGCATCGACCTTTCCTTGTGCAATATCAACCGCTTTCTGGGCAATTTCCTTTGAGGTGTCATCAGTAGCAGCAGCCAAGTTTGCTTGCGCCTTTTCCAGTTCATCGACCGCCCTTGTGTGGGCATCCGTCTTGTTTTGGAGATTTCGCACGCTTTCTTGGTATGCCGTGACATTCTTGGAGATTGTACCCCATATCTTGAAGTTGAACGGACTGGTGCTTTCCGCACCTGTCTCTTGCTTCAACTTGGCTTGCAAGTCAGTGTAAGTCTTTTTGTTTTCAGCAGACAAAGCCTTGAACTCAGCCGTCTTCATGTACGTCTCCACCTTGCCAAGTGTCTCTTTTGCCACATCTTTCAGCACATTGCCCACGCCCTCAAAGGTAGTACCCCAGTCTATATCCAGGGCAAGGCTCTTGGCATCCACTTGGCTCATGGCGGTGTCACGCTGCTTTTCGAGTGCCTTCACCTTCCACTGTTTTTCATCAGCAGTGCCAGCACCCTCATTCACCTCCTTAATCTTTTCAGCATATTCCTTGGCAATGGCATACTTTTGTTCTTGTATGGTTCCATACTCCTTCAAATAGTCTGTCATGGCAAGCAACTCATCCTTCAAGGCTTCCTTGTTGGCTTCCTCGATGGCCTTAGTTCTGCTTTTCTCGTTCAAGGCGTGCGCCTCGTTAATGGCATCGGTCTGTTCCGTGGTAAGTCCATTTGTACCAGTGGCAATGCCTGCTTTCTTGTTATCTCGTTTCCATGCGGTTTCTTGCTTGTTTATCTCGTTCTTCTGAGCCTGATAGTCGTTTTCTATCTGGCGAAGTTTCTTTTCCAAGCCTTCTTGCATGGTATTAATTTCTTCCTCGTCATTTTTACGTTGCAGTTCTGCAAGTTCCTGACCCACCTTTTCCTTGGTCTGCTTGCGGCGTTCTTCCGCTGCTTCTTCCTTGGCTCTTGCAGCTTCCGCCTTGGCTGCTGCCTTTTGTGCTTTCTCGCTGTCTTTGTCCGAACCAGGTTTGCGTGAATCATATTCCTTTTTGGCAAGTTCCATTTTTTCCTTTAGTTCCTTTGCCTTTTTGTCATATTCTTCTTTGGTTAGGTTGTTTGAGCCTTTGCTGATGAAGTCGTTGTATTTCTTCAATGCTGCTTGATAAGCCCTCTTGTCGGCTGCGCCCCAATCAGAACTTGATTTTCTTGGTTCATTACGGCGGTTCTGCTCAGATTTCAATTTGTTGAGTTGATACTGCAATTCATCCTTGGTGTATGTGCCACGGATATTTTTGCCGTCATTGGTTGTATAGCCATATTTATGACCAGACATATTCATTCGGGCAATGAGGCTTTCGCGCTCCTTTATCTGCTTTTTCAGATCGTTGTTGCTGACCCTTGTGAGATTGTCAAAGTAAGCGTTCACAGAATCCTTGCGCACCTGCTTGTTTAGGTTCTGTTGCTTCTTTTGAAGGTTTTTGAGTTCGGCTTCCTCTTTCTTGCTCAAACCTCCGACTTTCTTCATACTTGTACCAGAGCTATTGCTTTCAACCCACTTTTCCGTGCGCTGTTTTGCTTCAAGCTCTTTGATGCGTTTGTTTACGCTGTTGAGTTCGTTCTTTGGCTTTGTTATGCTTTGCCCAGCCTCCAACTCAGCAATCTCCAACTTGATTTTCTTGATGTTTTTCAGCTTCTCATACTCTGTGTCATATTTGGCAAAGATAGCAGGGTATTTCTGTTCGAGGCGATTCAATGCCTCACGTCTTGTGTCGGTGCTGAGAGCTTCATCACCAGCAATGGAACAAAGCTCTTCCATCTTGCGTTTGTGTTCTTCCTCAGCCTCAATGACCTTTTGTTTTTGCGCCTCATAGTCTTCATCGGCTGCTTGCATCAGTTCTGTTTCCGTCTTCATGGAAACCATTACGGCGATAACACTTGCAATGGCTGTGGCAACCAATACGTATGGATTGCTTAGCATGGTAGCGTTAAGCAGCTTCTGCGCTTTCTCCACCATGACAATCCAACCGTAGTGAATGGCTTCCGCTGCGGTCATGCCACCAATACCAAGCGTTATGAGACTGTGGACTGCTGCCACCGTCATGCAAGCCGTGCGGTATGTTCCATAAGTGGCAACCAATCCCATCAGAACACGTCCGAATTGCTCATAATGTTCCACGATATAGGAGACACCGCTAAGTGTTGTATTGATAACACCCTCGCTTTGCTTACCTAAGTCGTTGAACATTGTTGAAATATCATCTTCGATGTTGCTTATCTGTCCTGATATGGTCTTGCTCTGTTCCTCCATCAAGCCACCGAACTTACTGCCTTCACCAGTAAGGTTCTCTATGACTTTCTGCACTTCTGGGAATCCCACCTTGCCAGCCTCCACCAAGTCCTTCACCTTGCTTTCTGCCACACCAAACACCTTGGCGAGTTCCTGGATCATCGGAATGCCACGACCTGTGAACTGGTTAAGGTCTTGCGTGTAAAGTCTGCCTTGCGCCATCGTTGTTCCGTACAGATAAACGAGTTCATTCAATGGCATACTAAGACCTGCGGCAATGTCACCCAGACGAATCAAGGTTTCGTTCACCTTCTCTGCCTCCATGCCATACGCCAAGAGTTGTTTCGCACCCTGTGCCACACCTTCAAGGCCATACGGTGTCGTGGCTGCTGTATGAATCAGCTGAGCCATCAGATTACCGGCTTTGTCTGCACTGCCAAGCATGACATTGAAAGCCACCTCCAATTTCTGGAACTCGCCCCTGACAGTAGCGACCTCAGTAATAACCTGCTTCATGGAAAAAGCCATGCCAAGCCCCATGAGCGACTTTTTCACCCTGTCGCTCATGTTCTCCAGTCCACTCAATCCTTTCTTGGCTTCATCGGTGTAACCCTTCAAGGCATCCATCTTCTTGTTTACCCTGTCAAGTCCACCGCTGATGCGGTCAAGGAGTTCAATTTCTATTGCTACCGTCTTGCCTTTGCTCATTTCAATTTACTTTGGAAAAATCCTACAATGTCATCGGCTTCCTCCTTGGCACTTCTTTCGTCCTTGGGCTTGCCGTTCTTTTTCTTGCTAACATAATGTGGGGCATCACTCAGCATCATAATCAAGGTTTGGTAATTGACACCATTAAGGATATAGTCAACACTCCAACCTGTTTCGCTTGCTATCTGCCACACAAAACCGAAAGGGCTATGGGAACCTTCGTATTCGCTCGTTAACTCCCTTTCTTCTTTTGGCTCTTCCTCAGCTTCATCGGATTCACCGCTTCTGCCGATTTGATAATATCTGTAAAACTGTCCGTTCCCATCAGCCCGACAAATTTCTTTATCACGCTGACAAGATACTTGTTTTCCATCCAGTTTCTCACAACCCATGCCGTTAAGCCAACAAACAGATGTCGGCTTATCCAGCCACGACAAAGGGTGTAAGCTATCATGCGACTGATTTTCTTGCCATGATTAGCAAGGAATCTCATTTCTTCCTCCTTGGAGAAATGCCACATTTCTTCGCTGGTCACGCCCATTGCCAGCCATTCCCTTGCAATTCTGATTTGTCCTGCCAAGGTAGGTCGGCGCATGGTCACACGTAAATGGATGGACTTTTTGCAAAAAGGAAGGTGCAACTCCTTCAATGGCACTGAAAGACCAGTGTCCAAAAGGGCTTCCGCACCTTCCTTTTCTATTAGTCTGATGGTGTTCTCATCCATACACTAAACCTTCACGCTGTTTGCCTGGCTGGTGGATGATGCACTTAATGGATTGGCCGTGTCATTGATGTCGTATGGCGCACTACCATCAGAAGGCTTGTTCACCTTCAACTGACATTCCAGCTTCGATACCTCTGTAAGTGTGAGCTTGCCACCGAGATTGGCCAAAATTGTTGCATTCGGTATGGTGCAAGTCTGGCCTGAAACAAAGTCAATAGTCCATTTGCCAGAAAGATGCACAAGACTTGTTGGTGCTTTCCAGCCTGTGTACTTCCCAGTAGTTCCTACGAGAGTACCACCAAGCACCATCTGAATGTTCTCGTAGTTCAACTGTATGATGTTGAATGTTGGCGAGATTGTTGCATTTTTAGTTGGAATTGTCAGCACTGGCGCATCGGGAACTTGCTCTGCATCAATGTCAGTACTCTCAGGCTTTGTGCCGCCCCAGTCCCATGAACCTTTCTCAATGTAGCCAATGGTCTTTTCACCAAACTTTACGGCTCCAATGCCGTACATGAAATTCTTATTCATTTTTTTCTTGTTTTGATTGTGATTATTATGCCAGACACCAGTCCGACAATAAAACTGAATATTGCCACTTTAACAGGGTTTGAACATTGTTCTTTCTCTGTTTTAATGGTGTTAGAGAGTTCTGCGTTTTGCTTTGCCAGCTTCTTGTTTTGTTCCTCATAATAGAGGCACAACACTTGCAAGCTGTCACAAGAGGCATCAATGTATATCACATCTTTACCATCTTGCTTTCCAACGCTTGCCTTCACGTTGGCACGCCCTTGCTTGTTGCCAAAGGATGCACCAGACGGCAAACAGCCTATGCTGTCAAGTGGAATGATCAGATGCACCTGGTCTTGTGGCACCTTTTCCATCCACATTATTTTTGTCGTGGTCTGTTTGCTTTCTACGCTGTCCCTTACCACCTTTTCCTCTTCCTGGGTTGTCATCGTCTTCGTCGAGCGACAACTCACTGCTGACAGGGCAAGAATTGCGATGAGGACAAAGTTTGATAGCCTCGATTGCACGACTGAGCCGGTTGATTGAAAGACGTGTCCTGTGGTTTTCAGCCGTAAGCCCTTCCACGACCTTTGTGATGTCTTCATATTTCTGTTGTGTTTCCAACAGCACCTTTGAAATGTCTTCGTACATACCTTTATAAGTGTCATGCACGACCTTGGCATTCTTGGCGTTGTTGGCTTTTCTGTTGGCAAACCAAACGATGGCAGCACCTATGCCGCCCGATGGTATTGCCCACTGGATGAATTGCAGTAAAAAGTCTGCCATCGTTATCTTTGTTTTATGGGTTAAACTTGCTTGATACCTATTGAGCGCAACCACTCTTGCACGTTGAACGATGGGCAAGCCTTGTGGCTGTTCAGCTCGTTGTGGCCAAGGATGCGGATGGAAGGAAAACGCTCATGGAAGTTGCGCACATATTCGGTCAAAGCCTTTTTCTGTGCGTCCGTTCGGGTGTCCTTGGCTGTCTTTCCATCAGAGGCAAGACCACCGACATACACCACGTGACGGCTCACTGAGTTGAAACCTGCTGCACCATTGGTGATTTCCCATGGATCAACCTCAGCATCCTCGTTGTTCTTCACAAGTCGTTCCACCTTTCCGTCAAGGTGTATCATGTCGGTATAGCCAACTTGCTTCCATCCACGACCGCCTTTGCTCACTGGATCGGTGTGCCAGTGGCGAATTTCGTCACTGGACACCTCACGACCTTCTTTTGTTGCGGTGCAATGCAGCACCAAATATTTCATTCGTGCCATGACTATGCAGCACTGTAGTCGCTCATCATTACGACACCTGCATCAGCCTTCTTTGGCATACAGATGAAACGATGGCGGAAGTTGATTTTGTTACGCTGGTACTCAGGATCGTTCTCTGATGCGCTCCAATACATCTTGGTCGAACCTGTGGCCTTGAATACACGAGGAACATAGAAGGCAAATGAGCATTGGAACTCACCAGTTTCAGCAGCCTTGCCCAAATCCTTCTTTACACCTGCTGTGGTATAGAGAGGATTGTTTGCAAACTCGTAGATGTCGAAGCCATACAAGCGGCCAACTGTTCCGTCATTGCGGTTGATGTTGTACTGCTCACGGAAGGTCTGCTCAGTTTCCAGAAGGTCGTTGATGTGGTCAGAGCAAAGCACCGCTCTTCGACCAATGGCTGGAACACCCAAGGCATCCATCTTGCGCTTCATGTTGAGCAAGTCGTTCTTGGTCATCTTCAAGCGTCCTGTTGCTGCATCCCTCTCTCCAGTGGTTTTCAGCACTGGTGTCTTAGCCGTGTTCTGCTTGGCACAGAGTGCATGGGCTGCTTTGGCAAACTTGGCATCATTGATGGCATTTCCGTGCGCTTCCTTCACACGTGCAATCTTGTCGTAGCTGATGGCATAAAGCTCATCATCAGTGATTGGTGTAACCTTAGTCTGGAACTTATCAAGGCTGATGCTGATGTCCTTGTCATCCAGCTTCTGCAAGTCAATAGGATATGTGGTGTTATTGACCAATACATCAGGATCAACACCTACATCTACCAAGTGGATGACATCATTCTCGACCACGCTTGATGCGTCTGGAATGCCGTCAAGCCAAGTGGCTTCCAAGCCACGGCGAAGGTACTTCACCATTTCACCAGTCCACACCTCTTTATACACTCCAGCACGCAATACGTTCTGAGGCACAGCACCGCCTAACACGGTGGCGATGCAATTCATGCCCACGGCTCCCACTACAGGTGAAAAGCCTAGGACTGCACCGAAAACACTGCCAGTAATGCAGTTGAAAAGCACTGCCATTGTCAGTGCAAGCAATCTGTTCATTTTCATTCTTCTTTTTTTTATGGTTTGACATTTTTAGATTTCACACTCCATGCCATACTCTGCCTTGAAAAGACGCTTGTATTCATCGGGATTCTCCGAGCGCATTTTTTCCAGCTCTTCGCCTGGCACTTCACTGAACTTGGAATAAGTGGTTTTCTGCTGAGTTGGCGCACCACCCTGATGACCGACTACAGAACTGAGCTTCACCATCGGACTCATGGCTGCAAACGTCTGCTTCAAGTCATCCACACCAATCTTCTTGCCGAGGTTGATGAAATGCTCCTTCTTGTCTTCACTGATGCGTTTCTCAGTGATGGCAGTCTCCACGGTTGTTGTAATGGCAGAGAGTGTGAGCTGGGCTTTCTCCTTGGCAAGCGTCTCTTTCTCTGTCTCTGCTTCCTTCAGCGAATTGATTTTCTGAAGGATGGTCGCCTCGTCTGCCGTCTCAGGCAATCCGAGCTGTGCGCACAAAATTTTCTGTTCCATTTGCTTGTTGCTTAAATTTTTGTTGTTACTGAGCAAGGTCAGCGGATTCTTTCCGTCCTTGCCTAATGTGATTTGTTCGCCGTTCTTTCTCATTACGATGGCATCGTCATTGGCTCCTATGTCTACAACTGACACTTCAAAGAGTTTGCTCTTGGTGATGGTCTTGTATTTCTGACCAGGAACAATCACCTCTGGGTCTTCACTCTCTTCAACGATGTCAATGCCCGCACTCACCATTTTCAGGCTACCAAACTCCCATTGCTTCTTGCACTGCTTGGAGAGTGGTGTGGCTTCATCGAACATCAGTTCACCAGTCACCTCATCGTTATCCACTTTGAGGTCTTTCACATAGCCAATCACATTGCCACGTTCGTGCATATAAAGAAGTACGGGATTGCGACAATACTGCTGCACATCCATGCCCTCTGTCAGTACACGACTACCGTAACTGTTAAGGCTGTTGTTTGAAATTCTTACTCGTTTCATTTTCTCGCTTTTTGCGTTTTGCGCTGCAATATTACTGCTTAATTTACTGACCGCCAAAAAAGTGTGAAATGATTGCACACTTCTATGAAATGGTTGCACACTATTTTGGTGATACTACCGAATTGTTGCAATTTTGCACTGCATTTGAATTTTTAATAAAGTATTGCACATGACAAAAGCTGAAATAGAAAAGAAACGTTCATTGGCTCGAACACTGTTCATGTCGGGTATGGAACAGGCTGAGATTGCCGAAAAGGTAGGCATCTCACGTGTCACCATATCCAAGTGGTGTGTGGCTGATGGATGGAAGGAGGCACGTGCGGCCAAGAGTGTCACACGTCCCGAACTGGTCAATAAGCTGTTGTTGACCATTGATGCGCTCATAACGCAAGTGAATGAATCTGGTGATCCAATGGCGATGGCTGGACTGGGTGACAAGCTCGCAAAGCTCTCTTCTGTCATTGAGAAACTTGACAAGAAAGCTAATGTGGTGGATGTCATCGAGGTCTCCATGATGTTTAGCAAGTGGTTGGAGTTCCGTGCCAAGTCTGACCCTACGATAACAACCGAGCTGATGAAGCAAATCAATCATCTGCAAGACTTGTTTATCATGGAACAGATGGGTGTTAAATAATATAGGTATATGGCAACAGCAGCAGAAAAGAAACTCGCATACGAGCAATGGAAGGAACGGTGCAAGCAAGTTCAGTCTTTCACCGACACCTCTCTTATGCGCAAGGAAACGCCCATTGAGAAGGAAAAGCGTATTCGTAGGCTGCAATCCAATTATGCCGCATTTTGCGAGTATTACTTTCCACACTTCTTGCAGCTTCGTGACAAGACCACTGGTGAGGTGATTCGCACCATTCACAATGCTCCTTTTCACAACCAGGCTGCACAGAAGGTGAAGAACACCCCAAACCTCAAAGCGGTGTTCATGTGGCCACGTGGCCACGCCAAGTCCACCCACATGGACATCTTTACCCCTTTGTGGCTGATGTTTCAGGCAAAGCGTCTGATTAACTTCATGGTGGTTGTGGGCAAGTCTGAGGATAGTGCCAACCGCTTGCTTGGCGACATCCAGGCAGAATTGGAATACAACCAGCGCATCATTGCCGACTTTGGCGCACAGAAGAACGCTGGTGACTGGCAAGAAGGCGAGTTCAAGACCAAGGACGGCGTGAAGTTTCTTGCTTGTGGTCGTGGTCAATCTCCACGTGGTTTGCGTGATCGTGAGGCACGTCCAGACTACATCGTCATTGATGACCTTGACGATGATGAGCTTTGCCGTAATGAAAAGCGTGTGCATGACCTTACCGACTGGGTAAAAGAAGCCCTTTTCGGTTCGCTTGACGTGGGTCGTGGTCGCTTCATCATGGTGGGCAACCTCATTTCCAAGACGTCTGTTCTCTATAACCTGGCACATACCAAGGGTGTGTTTCTGTCTAAGATTGTGGCGGTTGATGCTAATGGTGAACCTGTCTGGCGTGAGAAATGGACAAAGGAAGAGGCTCAGGCATACGCCGACTTTGTGGGGTTCCGTGCCTGGAACAAAGAAATGATGCACAATCCTATCAAGGATGGCACGATATTTCGCCATGACTGGATTCGTTACAAGAAGGTTCTGCCACTCAATAAGTACGACCAACTTATTTGCTACACCGACCCTTCTTTCAAATCGACCACAGCAAACGACTATAAGGCTTCACGCTTTTGGGGCAAGATAGGCACTGAGTTCCATTTGATTGATTGCTATGTCCGTCAAGACACGGTTGGCGGTATGGTCAGATGGCTCTACAACCTTTATGAATCCTTGCCAGAGGATGTCACGGTGTCGTTCTTCATGGAGGCGAACTTTCTACAGGACACCATCCTTGATGAGTTCACGGAAGAGGGCAACCGCCGTGGCTATCAGTTGCCGATTACAGGCGACAAGCGCAAGAAGCCAGACAAGTTGCAGCGCATTGAGGCTATTTCACCTTTATGGGAACGTGGCTTTGTATTCTACAATGAGGCGTTGAAGGAATCTCCAGATATGCAAGTGGGCATAGAACAGACGCTTTCACTCGAACGTGGCAGTCGTGTGCATGATGATGCGCCCGATGCAGATGAGGGTGCTATCTGGATGCTCCAGCGCAACACTCGACAAGTTATTTACAAACCGAGGTTTGGCAAGCGTCCGACCTCTAAAAACAGTTGGTAATATGATTAGACTATTCAAAGATTTGCTTTTCGCTTGGCGTTACAAGCGTGCCGTCAAAGAAGCCATCATGCTCTCCCAAGGCAGTGGCTTGAAGTATTATGTTCTTTACATGAATGGTGGTTTGAAGGTCGTACCCAAGCAGACTATCAAGACGCTTGTGAAGCGTCATCGTTTCAAAAAGGGTACAAAGGTTGAGGACATCGAGCGGCGTGCCTTGTTTGTGACAAAGTAAGGAGGTGAATCATGTTTATAACAGAAGATGATTATAAGGTGGTTATCGGCGATACCGCCATGAAGGTGGTTTCTCAGGCATCAGCCGAGAATCGTGCCAATGCCGAGCGTGAGGCACAGGAGGAAATTTCGGGCTATCTGCGTCCAAAGTACGATTGTGATGCGGTGTTTGCAGCGGAAGGCGAAAAGCGCAACCATCAGATTGTGATGTTCACTTGTGACATTGCCCTTTACCACATGGTTTCGGCCATGCCTCAAAAGATGGGTTCCGACATTCGCAAGGAACGCTATGAGCGTGCCATCAAGTGGTTAGAGGGTGTTCAGTCTGGCAAGATTGTTCCTGACCTGCCTCTGATGCTGAATGATGATGGTGAAATGGTTGGCAGTTCCATTGTCTATGGCTGTCAGCGTAAACTTAGACATAATTGGTAAATGACATGGGATATATTCAGAACTTTATACAAAGCATTACAGGCAAGCCACGCATCTTGCACACCTCGCATGGTGATTTCAATCTTGCCAAGGCTTCTGGGCGCAAGAACGTCCAGAAAATAGTGGCACAGCTACAACGCACCACTGAGGCACTCACTCGCTCTGATATGCAAGACTGGCGCAATGCCTGGCAGATGGCCATCAGTGTGGAAAGTCCAAACCGCCAACGTCTTTATGACATCTATCGTGACGCTGATGTTGATGCTCACCTTTCGGGATGCGTGGAACAGCGCAAGGGCTTTGTGATGGCTCGTTCCTTCAAGATCATTGACAAGAATGAGAATGTGAAGGATGATGCGCTGCACTATTTCAACCAGGCATGGTTTAAGCAACTTTTGCGCCTTGCCTTGGATTCCATCTATTGGGGTCACTCGCTCATTGAGCTTGGCGACATTACCACTGATGGTGACGGTTGTCCATGCTTCAATGGTGTGAAGCTGATAAACCGCAAGTATGTCATTCCTGAGTATGGTCGTGTTATCACAGACCTTGGCATGGACTGGACTACTGGCATCGACTACCATCAGCCACCTTTCACTGACTGGCTCATTGAGGCAGGTCAACCTGATGATTTGGGACTTTACTTGAAGGCTGCTGCACACACCATCCCGAAAAAGAATACGCTTGCCTTCTGGGACACGTTCGGTGAAATCTTTGGTATGCCTATGCGTATTGGCCACACCACCGTCCGTGACGAAAAGGAGCTTTCCAAGATGGAGAACATGATGGCTACGATGGGAACTGAGTTTTGGGCTTTGTTCCCAGAGGGTACTGATATTGAGGTGGTGGAAAGCACCAAGGGCGATGCGTTCAATGTGTATGACAAGCGTGTTGACCGTGCCAACTCAGAACTGTCAAAGCTCATTATTGGCCAGACCATGACCATTGAGGATGGCAGTAGCCTTTCACAGTCGCAAACCCATCTTGAAGTGTTCCAGAACCTTGTTGAGAGTGATGCGAATATGTTGGCAGACCTTGTGAACAATCAGCTAATTCCTCGCATGGTGAAACTTGGCTTTCCTCTTCAAGGCTTGCGCTTTGCATGGGATGAAGCAGTTGACTACACTCCAGAACAGCAATTCACCTACGAAAAGATGATTGCAGACCGTTATGAGGTCGATCCAAAGTATTTTGCCGACAAGTACAATATGCCTGTGGGTGAACGCCGTCAGCAACAGGTTCCTTCACCAGACCCTGATGATGGTGGTGATAACGGCAAAGACCCAAAGAAGCAGCACAACGCACGTCCTTTTTTCGATTAAGCCCCACCGACTATGTGGGGCTGCACCAACGGTATGCCACCATCCTTGGAAACAAGACACTGACATTGGCTGCACCCATCAAGGATGAACTACGTGAGGAACTTCGCAAGAAGTTTGCAAAGATGATGTCTGCACTCTTCAAGCAGAAGGGCGCAAACTTCGACATCAACATCATAGCCTCTGATGAGGCACAAGACTTTATCAATACGCACACCTCTGTTCTTGACAGTTCTTTTCAAAAGGTAGAAATGTCCGACCTCATGCGCCAACGTCTTACACGCTCCAACTATATCTTTAGTGGAATGAAGACGTTCCATGAACTCAATGAGGCTTTTCCATCCTTGCTTGATGAGAATGGCAATAAAAAGACGTTTGAACGCTTTTTGAACGATGTCCGAAAGATAGATGAAACGTACAACTCCAACTATCTACGTGCTGAGTACAACTTTGTTCAGGCATCAGCGGAAATGGCTGCTAAGTGGGAAAAGTTCATGGAGGATGGTGATCATTATTATCTCCAGTATCGAACCCAGCATGATGATAAGGTTCGCCCAGAACACGCTTCGCTCGACCGTGTGACGCTTCCACCATCTGATTCATTCTGGGAATCATACTACCCACCAAATGGTTGGAATTGTCGCTGTACCGTGGTGCAAGTTCTGAAACGGAAATACGAGCCTACACCGCACGATGAAGCCATGTCACTGGGTGAGGAAGCTTTGCAGACCGATAAAAAAGGAATATTCCGTTTCAATTCGGGTAAGGAGCAAAAGACGGTTCCTGACTACAACCCTTATACCATCAAGCGGTGTCGTGACTGTGATATTGCAAAGGGTAAGTTGAATCTTGACAGAAAGCCTGTTGCAGACAATGAACTTTGTGCTGCTTGCCGATTGGTACATAAATGCGCCAATGCGTACACTGATTCAGGAAAAACAAATCTTTCTGTTGAAGACCGTGATGCGATACTTGCAAAGCCTTTGGATGAACAATATTTCACCAAATACATTGGCATCAAAGGAAAAGTATTGCAACATGAGTTGGCTTGCTCTACAGCAGAAGACTATAAACGTGTTTTGGATGTAGCTAAGGCTTTTGCTGATGAATTTGGTGATTGTTTCCTCAATCCAGAAATTCGTTTCAATGCAAAAGAAGGAAGAAAAAAGGTCTATGACATGATTCCAGAAGACAGTAGGGCAAACCCAGATTTAAAAGTGGGTGAATTTGGATATATTGATGTGAAATCACCAGAGAAAGTAATGAACTGCTGTCGTAATGCGAACCATGCTTCTGATGCGCAACACGCTTGCGTCTGCCTGACCGACCATTGCTTTAGAAAGCCAATCATGGAAAGACAAATCCAAGATAGGAACAAAGCTATTTGGGATAGTGAACAATATCACCATGACTACATCTTTTGGTATGTCAATGGCAAGCTCAGAAAATACAAGAGACCAATGGAATAATCCGTTGGCCTCAGGTTCTGCAACGTCGCAGGCTGCTTTCAGTGGTTTTCAGTATGTCGCTCCCACGCTGCAAAGATAGTAATAAATTTCAATATAGCAACTAAATTACAACATTTTTTAAGGTTATTCGTTATAAAATGTATAGCAACAGAGTTTTATACGTAACTTTGCAGCCCAAAAGGTGGAATTTCCCAATAAGCCGTGTGGTTTATCGTGGGTACAACAATGCGAATGCGAATGGCGGTGTCGTGAATGCGAATGCGAATAACGATGCAGCGAATGCGAATGCGAATGTCGGCTCACGCCTGGACAAACTGATTACACCATCAATCGGCCTACCATACCAGGGACGTGATTCCTAACATGGAGCCGAGGGAAACGAACCTCAGCAAACTACCAATATGGGAAAGCTGAAAAATCAAGTGTTGGGTGGAGTTTGGTAGGCCGTTCTTACGGCTCGAAGAAGTCAGACCCAGAGACAGGAAGGCCGAAAGGCCATTAAATTATTAACAATGCGTAGAGAAGGTTACATCATAGAAGAAATCATTGACTACTCCAATATGTCAGAGTCGTTTGATGAAGTTCTCCGTGGCAAGAAGCGGAAACGCTCACGCCAGGGACGCTACTTGCTTGCGCATCGTGAAGAGGTGATTAAGGAACTAACAGAGCAAATAGCTAATGGCTCTTTCCGTGTGAGTGGCTACCGTGAGCGCACAATCCACGAATACGGCAAAGAAAGGAACTTGCAGATTCTTTCGATGAAAGACCGCATAGGTGTCCATGCTATCATGTCCGTGGTGGACAGACATCTGCAAAGGCGTTACATACGCACAACAGCAGCATCCATCAAGGAACGTGGCACGCACGACCTTATGAAGGTCATTCGCCAAGATATGCAGCACGACCCAGAAGGCACGCTATATGCCTACAAGTTTGACATCAGGCATTTCTATGAGAATGTTCGTCAAGACTTTGCCATGTGGTGCTACCGCCGTGTGTTCAAAGACCAGAAGCTGCTTGTTATGTTGGAATCCTTTGTTACCATGCTGGACAGTGGCATCAGCTTTGGACTAAGAAGCTCACAAGCCACTGGCAACTTGTTGTTATCTGTATTTTTAGACCACTATTTGAAAGATAAGTGTGGGGTCGCTCATTTCTATCGCTATTGCGATGACGGCCTTGTGCTTGGTAAAACGAAAGCGGAATTATGGATGATTCGTGAAATTATCCACTTTCAGGTGAACCAGATTGATTTGGAGATAAAGCCAAATGAAAGGGTGTTCCCAGTGGATGAGGGCATTGACTTCTTGGGATATGTCATATATCCTGACCATGTGGCGATACGCAAGCGTATCAAGCATAAGTTTGCCCGAAAAATGCACGAGGTTAAATCGAGGAAAAGAAGGCGTGAGCTGATTGCCAGTTTCTATGGCATGACAAAGCACGCCGACTGTAATAGATTGTTTAATAAATTAACAGGCAAAACAATGAGATCATTTAAAGATTTGAACGTTTCTTATAAGCCGGCGGATGGCAAGAAGCGTTTCCCTGGGTCAGTGGTAAGCATCAGGGAATTAGTGAACTTACCAATCATCGTGAAGGACTTCGAGCTTGGCATCAAGACTGAGCAAGGCGAAGACCGCTGCATTGTCTCCATCGAACAGAACGGTGAGGCAAAGAAGTTTTTCACCAATTCGGAGGAAATGAAGAATATTCTCCAACAGATTAGTGAACTGCCAGATGGCTTGCCTTTTGAGACAACTATCAGAACAGAGACATTTGGCAAAGGTAGAACCAAATACGTATTTAGCTAATGAAACGAACAGAAGGAAGTGCGGTGGTGAAACTGCTTGAATGCGTGAACCCCGTCAAGAACAAATGGCGCATCCGTTGGGATGTCATAGTTAAAGAGGACGGTTCGGCCAACTACATGGAGGCAGAGTTTACCAATGGCAAGCCTTCTGTGGATGACATCAAGCGAACCGTCTTGGACTGGTACAACGAACAGACTGACCAAGCCATCATTTCTGGCTTCACATATAAGGATCAGGCAGTGTGGCTATCCACTGAAAACCAGTTCAACTATAAGGCTGCTTATGACCTTGCCGTGCAAACGGAAGGAAAAACGCTGCCAGTAACGTTCAAGTTTGGAACTGAGGATGAACCGTCATACCATACGTTTGACACACTTGAAGAACTCGCCGACTTTTATCTGAAAGCCACCGAATATGTGCAAAACACCTTGGCTGAGGGATGGAAGAAGAAGGATGCTTTTGATTTGAGCTTGTATCAGTAAGATTCAAACGGCATCCGAAGGACATTAAAAAAGCATCCGAAGCTGTCAAGGCATCGGATGCTTTAATCATATTTACTTGGACTGGTCAAGTTCTCTGTAACCCACATAACTATAAGTTTCAATGTTTTCCAAAATATCCTCATGGTTGTGGTTGGTTGTTGAATTGCTGATGTCGAACTCCTTGAAATGCTCACCGTCCACATCTGCCAGGGCTGTGTGAATCTTTTCCAAGAGGTCAAACACGGTCAAACTCTCTTCTCTTTGGTCGCTGTTGGCTGCACTGCTACCCAACCAGTCCGTCACAACGTGCAAGTTCACTTTCGCTTCTGTCACATAGCGCATACCTGCCACCGTAGCCTCCCAGTTGATTGGGCAAAGCTCCACAAACACCGCTGGGCGTTCCCAGTTGTCTTCTTGTTCAATGAACTCCACATTGTGGTTCCAAAGGTCAATATACTTGATTTCTGGTATATTGCCCAGACGCTCACAAAGCATTTTGTAAATCTCTTTTCTCATTTCTTCAATCGTTTTTCAAAATGTTCCATTTCCTTTCCGAGGTATTCTTGCAAATTATCCTCAATGATGTCCGTAACTGCCTTTTCCACCTCTGGTGACAAACCCAGAAACTGCCTCTTTGGTATCTTGATTGTCGTGCCTTCCTTCTTCAAGGCCATGAACTTCCAGAACTCTGCCACGTCACTGATGTGCCGTGTCTTTTTGTCCTTGCGCTGCGTGCCGTCCTTGCGCCTTGCAAAGGTCAATGCACCTGCGGCATCCATGTACTTGTGCCAGAAATAGCCTTTCATTCGTTTTGTCACCACTATTTCACCACCTTCATTGTGAATTTCGGCGTATGGCAAATCAGTGTAAAAGCGGATGCTTGTTTCTCCCATCACGCTCTGTACGCTTCTCCTCAGCGTGCCAGTATCAACAAGAATATGCCCACCAGGTCGAAGTGGGCTTCTGTGTCGTTCCCATGCCTCACTGAAAAATGCCTGTCGTTCAAAGTTCTGGTCAAACTCGTCACTCAAGTCAACACGGATGTCACTCAGAATCCTCTTTACGATACTTTTTTCCTTGATCATCATACGAAAAATCAAAATACAGTTGAGCGTCTGCTGGAATCACGTTCTTGGATTCAGCAGACGCATTCAATATGTTGTAAAATTGACGCTCACTGATAGCATACTCAGGATATATGAACCTGCGCCATATCTCACGGTTTGGAACACCGTCTTTTACGTGCTGGTCATATATCCTGTTGATGTCAGCAACACGTTTCTGATAACTTAGTCCGCGTCGCTTTCCCATAGGGCTAAATGTTTGTTGAATGTTTAACCTTTGGATGATAAGGACGGATGTCAAGTGTCATTTCACAGCTCACTGTCACACGTCCACTTCCTTCACATTGTGGGCAAATGTCTTCGCCCTTCCTCCCAGTACCGTGGCACATTCTACACAGTGCCACCTTGGGTGCCTTGGTTGTCGTTGTCTTCATTGGCTTCTTGTTTAGTTTCTGTTGTTTCTACGTCTGTAACACTCAAAGGGATGATGTGCCACTTGTTGTGTTCGTCTTTCCACTCAGCTCTGATGAACTGCTTGGTGAGCGATGGCTGATAAGCCTCTTCGATGATTTGCACACCTTCCTTGAATTGGTCGTTGTCGCTCTTGTCTGCCAGTTTGCGAAGCTGCAACACACGGCTTGCCTTCAAGTTGCCTGTTCCGTCACGGCTCAAAAGCTGTAGGATGGTTGCCACAAGTTCCTTGCTCTTGGTGTCAGTTGCAAGGCTCTCGATGTACTTCTTGACGATGGCAATGCCGTCATTCACGGTGTCACGGTAGTCATCAATGCAGTTGTAGCCAAGCGTGAGGCGCATCTTTCCGTTTGAATGGGTGAAGGTGTGTGTGCGCTGGGTGTCCTTGGTCAGCTTCAACACGTTTGCCTTGATGTTGATGACTTCCGCAAAGTTCTCGTACACTTTGCGCTTCACTGCAAGCATCTGTTCTGACAGGCTGCGAAGTTCGGGGATAGCACTCTCAATCTCGCTATCCACTAACTGGGCGTAAGCTTCACGGTCTTCCTTGCGCTTCTTAGCAGCCTTTTCCTTGGCTTGCTTCTCTTGGAACTGCTTGAAGGCTTCTGCCTCTTCCGCTGTCATTTCCACTGTCTGTTTCTTGTTTTCTTCCATTGTCTTATTGTTTTAAATGGGTTGTATTTTTAGGCATGAGGGATTCCATCCAAAGGGATATACATCACCATCCTGCCAGGATTGTTAACGTCTTCTTTTTCTTTCAAGCCACCTTTCTTCTTGATCGCTCTGAGCTTTCTTTGGAAATCTTCCATTTCGTCAAGTCGGATTCTGGCAAACTCCTTTCCGCAAATTCGGGGATGCTTGCAGAACTCATTGATGCGCTGCCAGTCGGTTGTGTCCACGCCAATCTCTTGTATCAGCTTTAGGCAGATGCTGCGATTGCGCTTCAATCGTTCTTTTCGACCACTCAGTTTCTCCAGACCGTCACAACAATCATTGTACTCTTGCAGTGTCATTTCCTTCAAACTCTCTGTGCGTCCGAATGTGTATTGACTGACGATTTCCTTCTTGAACTCTTCACGGCTGCCACAATAGCAAGGCAGTTCGTTGAATGAGGCAAAGAAACGGCTAAAGTTCGTTACTTGCTGCTTCATGGCCGATACCTCTGTATGTCATAAAATACTGGCGTGCCTCTTTCACGCTTGCAGCCATGCCAAGGGTCAAGTCTTCCGTCTCCAGTATTGGCACATTGTCGAAGCAAAGGAATATCTTGCCATTGAACTCTCTCGCCTGTAGTCTTAACATGGCTTCTTCTCTCACTTGCGCTGCACGTTTCTGTTCAGCCTTTTTCTTGCAGTTCTCACGCATGGCATGGAACCAATTACCGATTTTACTCATATCCGTTTATTTTTTAGTTGTCTTTTCATTGTTTGGTAGCCATGTTATTTCAATGATGGCTTTCATTTCTTTCTTGCCTTGGCATATAGGGCAAGGAACTTTCACGCTTTCCCAGTTGGCATCACGTCCCCAGAAGTAACCATTGCCGTGGCAATATTCACATTCATGCCCTTGGCTCACTATTCTCTCATGGGTGACTTGGCATGATGGTGGAACCAGTTCTAACACCCTTCGTTCTTTACTCATTGTCTGCCACCTCCTTTCTCTCACCAAGATACTCACATTTCATGGCATCAAGCGACATATCGTTTAATCTGCCAGACAAGTCTCGGAACATCTGTTCTTGATCCAGGTAGGTAAAATCCTTTGTCTTGTCCTTGATGATTGCCACCAGGCTTTCAATCACTTCTTCCATAAGCTATATTATTTGATAAGTTACTTTTTCATATCCATGCCACTGGATGATTCTGTTTGCCCACATCAGACTTTTTGTTTTCAGTACAAACTTGCCTTTGTTCTTCTGTGAGCGCATTACATTCAAGTCGCACTCGTAATTCTGTTCAAGCCATTCTCTCATAACCGACTTGCATTGCTCTGCCGTCATCAAGATGAAAATGGTATCACCATCCTTGTATTTGTTCATACGCCTTATGTTTCGTTGCTTGTTTGTATTACTCCATCCTCCCATACGGTGAATGCCTCACCAGCCTCACCAATGGCACGACCTTGGCAATATGCCTTATATCCTTGCACTCTCACCTTCATACCTGCCATATATTTCAATCGGGCTGCTGGTTTGCCAAGCGGTTGTCCCTTGTATTCCTGGCTGATGAATATGAAGCACTTTCGAGGAAAGTCATCTGCAAGTGTCTTGGCTTGCTCATAGCTCCAATTTGAATATTGGAAACTATCAATGATGACAAACTTGGCACTCTTGCGTTTTTTAAGCCTTGCTATCAAATCGTCAAGGGTGTCGTCTGTTGCCACACGAAACTTGCCTTGCACCTCATTCATCTTGTAGCGGTTGATGCGGTCTTGAAAGCTCTTGCTCACACCTTCCTCATAACTCAGGTAAAGAACGCCACCATACGAGCAAAGTTCCTTGGCAAGCTGCATCACAAAACTGCTCTTTCCGCTTGCGCTCGATCCAGACACAAACCATGTCTCTGTTATGCTTGGATAGCCAAACACCTTGCTCCATTTCTCACCCCAGGGAATGGTGACGTATGTCTTTGCTGCAATATCCCTGGGGCTGTATGCTCGCTTTGCCATCGTTATGCAAGTTTCAGTTTCTCAATCTCAGTATATACACGGCGCAAGCCACCATTTGTTTTTCTCACGATGGTTGCAATGTCAGCATCCTTTGGAGCGTTAGCCCTTGCCACCACTTCTGCCTGATGGCGCAAGAACTTGTCTCGCTCCTTACCATCGTCTGGTGTCACCTTGGAATATCTGCCACCGTAACGGCTCAACATTTCCGTGTAACCAACTTTCTTGCACTCAATGGAACGGTTGATTTTTTCCTTCAATCCGTCCGCTCCCATCATGTACCAAGCACAACAGCGTTCCGTAGCATTCCAGAGGGCTTTGAGTTCCAAGAAAGCCTCATACTGCAAGTCTCCAGCTTCATCAAGGATGATAAGAGGGTGCTCGATGGAGCGAAGGTAATAAACCAAATCCTCATACACATCGGCATAATGTCCCTTGCTGTCCACTCCAAACTCTGATGCTATCTTGCGAACCAACTTCAACTTGGTCTTCACTTGCGAACAGTCGATATAAACTGCATTCTTGTGACCTTGCACATAATAGCGTGCCGTGAAGGTCTTTCCAATGTTGGGGATGTCGCAAAGGATACTGCTTTGCCCAGAGCCTTGACAGAACTCTATTTGCTTGGTGATATACTTGAAAGTCTCTGTTGGGGCTGCGTTCCATTCTATTTCGTTGCGCAAGGCCACATTCAGCTTTCTTGCAATGCTCAACCAGTTGGCATCACTCAATGCCTTTTCTGTCTGACCGGTCTTCAACATACTGTAGATGGATGTTGAAAGTCCAAGGGCGGTTGCGTGCTTTGCGTCACTTGGATAGTTTGACCTGTTGGCTGCTATCGCTGCCAGGATCTTTTTCTTTGTTGCGTCTGCTATTGTCATATTCTTAATCTTTAATCGTTATTATAATGATGTTTGAACGGTGTTTAAAGGTCGGCCAAAGCCCTTTCCTCTATGCTCATTTCTGGCATATATACTTCATCGGGGTCTTCTATCTTTGGCGGTGGAAGTACAAAGGTTTCCTCTGCCTCTTCCTTTGGCACATCCGACTTCATTACTCCAACCTTGCCAATGGCATTGTCCTTGACGTATTTCGTGAATGAGGCAACTTTCTTCTGTTGCGCTTGGTATTTCTCCAAGTCTTCATCAGTCTGTTCTGCCATCACACGGTTGTAGGTTTCCACTCGTTCCACTTGGTCAATGAATCTGTCACCTTGAAAGATGAACACCTCTTGTGGCTTGCCGTCTGCATCTGGAATGTAGTATGCCGTCACCTTATTGTTGTTTGGCTCCAGACGTTCCAGTTTTTCGGTCTTGCTCAACCACCAATCTTCGTATGCCACTCTTACGGTGGAGTTTCTTCTGATGCTTGTTTCCACTCTCTCACCAATGTATCTTGCAAGCGTAAGTTTGTCAAGCGGTTGAAGGGTTGGATTGATGTTGGCAACAAGAACGTCCCATCTGCTCATGCCAGGGTACTTCTTTTGATTCGGGTGCAAGCTGTGATTCCACTCATAGTTGTCTTGGCGGTCATCAGCTATCAGTTGATCATAGCTGAAATATTCCTTATCCTCATACAGCTCATTGGTTTCATCACTGATTTTCTTGCTTTCAGTGCGCCACTTGCCTTTTCCATAGAAACGGCCAATGCCTTCATGGTTCTTGTGGATGATGCTGCGTTTCTTCGCACCGTTCAAGTTCTCTGCATATTTCTCTTGCGAGTTCTGAGGCGCACAGAAATGAACGAATGGGAATGCGACACCTGCTTGCAGAAATCCGTCCTTGTATTGCGACATCAAGTGATTCTCAACCTCAATACCTGCTGGCATACCCCAACCATTGCGTTCTATCAGTCGGAACATATCCCTAAAGCAGTCAAGCACCAGGATTTCATCCTTTTTCCTTGCGTAAGATGCGCCAATCACACATTGGCTGACCACATCATAAGCATAGTAAGCGTGAACCCTCTGCTTGGTGTCTTTCAACTTTCGTGTCAAGTCCACGTCATCCATTGTGATTTGGCTCAAAGAGAACTCACCTGCATGGCGGTGCATGTGCGGCATCTGTTCGTGCATGAAGGTGGTGTAACTCATAAGCTCATGTTCAATTAGCACCTTGTTTTTCGGTCGGTTCAAGTAGTTGGTGATTGTCGATTCACTCAAAACCTTTGGTTCACCGCTCTTGTCTGTGAAATCATCGGGGTTGAATAGTTCTCCAGTTTCAGGATCATAGACCTCTATTTCACCACAAACAAACGAATTGTATAGTTCCAAGACACTTGTGTTGAATGGCTTGTTAGGAAGTACTGCCAAGCCCAAAATCAAGCGTTCCGTCTTGTGATCAACCTTGCGTGCGCTTTGGTTTCCGAACTTGCCACTTATCAGACAGGCATAGCCAAACTTCTTGTATTCGGCTACTTTCTTTCTGAATCGCATGGTTGAAGCTGGTAGCGTATGGCCAAATTTCTCTTTGAGTGTTTTGATGGTGGTTGCCATCTTTTCCCAGTCGTATTTTTCTCCCATCAGCTTCTTTGATGCGCTTGCACGGTTGTAGAGCTTGATGCAAGTGTTCAGAACAGAGGCATTCACCACATATTCCTTCACTTTCTCTTGTGTGAGGTCAAGCCCAGTCTTGGCACGGTCGTTAAAGAACGCAACGGCTGCTTGGTCGGTCTCATAGTTGGACGTTATCCAACCTTCCAGTCTCACAGTGTCACCACCAGGATAAAGTTCATCCACCATTTTGCGGTAGATGGTAGGAATGCTATCAACGGCAACCAGAGCATAACGTCCTTGCCCCTTACCGCTACGCACCACATTGATGCGCTTCCTGGCAGATAGCTGCTTGTAGTTCGAGGCAGTCATTATGCCACCGTCAACAAGCTCACGTGCTGAAATGCAAAGTGTGTTACCGTAATACTCCATTTCTCACCTCCTTGATTATTCGGCACAAACAGGTCTTGCGTACTTCTTGCGAAGCTCTGGGGTAGTCAAGATGTCGGCATCCCTCTGTGTCCATGCAGCAAAGATGCTTTGGATTTCTTCCAATTGCTTGATTTTCACATCCTGGTATTGCTTCATCATCTTGCCCTTGTAGAACACATCCACATTGCCATTGGCTTTGTTGCACTCAATCATTGCACCATTGGGGAAGTATTGGCGCATATAGCCATCTGCATCATGGATGGTCTCAACCTCTGGGGCAACTATCATCACAATGCCACCTTTCTGCTTGGCATATACACGGATGCGCTTTGCCTTGTCACTTTCGCCACGCTTTGCGTCAAAGTTCAGGGCATAATAAACCATTTTCCCTGTAACGTTGAACGCTGCCATGATGTCCTGGCGAACTTCTCTTGTTACGTCAATGTACTTTTTCATTGCTTCCATTTTTAATCGTTATACAAATCTTGTTTTATCTTTTTAAGATGCAAAATTCGTCTTTCTCACGCCTTTTTTGTATCTTTGGCGCGGTGTTCCTTTAGTAACACGGTGCAAAGATAAACAAAATATCTCGATTATGCAAGAAAATAAACAAGAAAAATCGCTCATAAAGCAAAATATCTTGCTTTATTTGACAAAAAAGGACGTTACACCCTATGAATTTTACAAAAAATCGGGTGTAACACGTGGTATATTGCAACAAAATAATGGTATCAGCGAAGATAACATTGCAAGATTTCTCGCCTATGCTCCTGATGTAAATGTGGAGTGGTTGATAACTGGTAATGGTGATATGTTGCGCACTATGCAAGAAAATAAACAAGGAAAATCGCTATATAATGATTCTTTAACATATTGCACTCCAAAGCTCGCTGATGATCCAAATGTTGGTAAGCCATACTATGATGTTGATTTCATTGGTGGCTTCACAGAGATACTAAACTCTCAGGTTAGTGTTCCAGCAACCAACATTGTCATCCGTGGTTTTGAGAAAGCTGATTTATGGTGCAATGTCACTGGCCATTCAATGGAGCCAAAAATCAATCATGGCGACATCATTGCTCTTCGCCAATGTACGCTGGATGATGTTCAGTATGGCGAAATATACGCTGTTGTGCTTGACACGATACGAACCATCAAGATATTGCGCAAGTCTGATGATCCTGACAAGTTCCGTTTCATCCCAATCAACTTGCAAGAATACGATGAACAAGAATACCCGAAATCAAGGATATTGAATATCTTTGAGGTCATTGGTAGCATAAGCAAGTTCTTTTAACCCCATAGTGACACCCCCTTTGGCACTCCAAGTGGGGTGTCACCCCCTCTTTATCGCCCAAAAAGCCCTATATATTATATATAATAAGGTGTAAACTTCAAAAATCGTTGCTCCGAAAGGGGTAGTTTCCTCACAATTAACCGCAAAAAGTGGTTAGTTTCTTCGTTCAGCTTTTTGTATGCCAACGACCCCACTTTTGTAACCCTTAATTCTCGAAAGTGTAACCCTTAACTGTAACCCTTAGTGTAACCCTTACCCCCAAATCGCCACTTTTGAACATGAAAAAAGGGAGCTATGAAGCCCCCTCATTCATATTCGGTTTGAATACCGTAAATAAGCCGTTCTAACGGTGTTTTAACCACTTCCTTTCATAGACCCTTGCCGACCACCCGAAATAAGCGTAGATTGCTTTATAATAGCTCGTTTCGTGATTATAGACCCATTCCCAGACAGCCCAGCATGAAGCAAGTAATTCTTGGTACATCCGACCTCTTCTGAGGTCAGCACGGTATAAACCGCCGATATGCTTGAAAAGTAGAAGTCTTTCAAGCCATTATGTTTGCCCACAATAAGATGGACGTGTATAACCTTTGCCATATCAATTCATTTAAATTTCGGTGCAAATATACCAAATAATCATTATATGGAATAATTTTGCATTTTAAATAATCATAAAAGGGCAAAAATAATGGGTAGCGATTGCCACCCATGCACACGCCCCATCATCCTCATGTAAGCCATTTGTAAACCTCATTCAAGTCCACCGCCCTCAAACGCAAGTCAGGAGACCACAGAATTAAACCAAAAATAAACCCATGTAAACGTTTCGTTTTGTGTCGTTCTTCATGCAAGATTATTGTAACTAACTATATTTCAAAGGCTTCACCCGATTTTGGGGCATAAGGCTTTATATACGCTTCGTTCTGTGCCCTTTAAACCAGGCAGCAAGGAGGCTCAGATGCAAGCCTCCCGGTGGACCAGAGGAACGCCACAGAAACCAAAGGGCATGATTACCACATCGCCAATTACAGGAAAGCGAGTGCTGATGTACTGGACTGCCGGAAGGTATGATGCAAACCATGCACCTGTTGGAGTTGTATATGATCATGAGGTTGAACTGTTCACGTATATCCCTTATCAAAAGTTAGAGGATGTGTTTTCTACTGATACTGGGCATGAAAACGAAGTGACCGACCAGAAGATTATCCTTTCCCTGACAGATGAATGCAAGAAATATCTTATCTATCGTGCCATCAGCATCTTCCTGGTAAGTAAGAAGGAAAGCGATTTGGCAGAAAAGTATAACCAACTTTCTCAAATATAATATTTTATGGCTAACGATATTAATAAAGAAGATCCTCATTACAAGGGAGAATATGGCAGCATCTATGAGGTGAACCGAAAGTTCCCTACTGGTGGTGTGGCCGGTGACTTTGTGGTGATAGACGGTTGGGCTCATTACTGGAATGCAGACAGAGGAACTTGGTGTGTAAATGCCAAGAGGGATAGCTATTGGGACGAGTTGATAACAAATATCATAGAAAAGTTTAAGCTCGTAAAATGTGCTACGTATATGGGCGTGGCTAATCTTGACACTGTGCCAGCTAAGGCTATCGATGCCAAGATGTATTATTTTGCGACCGTAGCTGGTACGTATAAAAATTTTGATAATCTCGTAGTTCCTCAGGGCATCAATGTACTCTATTCAGAGAATGGCAGCAGCTGGGTAAACACAACCTTGCTGGAAGTGGCTCAGGAGTTGGGCGTGAGCACCAATAAGGTTGTAAGCCAGAAGACCATGAATGATGCATTGGCTAAGAAGTTCGACAAGGAGAGTGTTGTCCAGGAATCAGGAGAAGCTGAGGATAAGGTGATGAGTCAGAAGGCTGTTAGTGACAAACTCAGAGGCTTATCATCCACTATCAACGAAATCAAGGAGAAAGCTAACACCGCCTCTACTGGTGCAAGCAATGCGTTAAGCAAGGCAGAGGCAGCTGGCAAGGCATCTGCTACCAATAAGCAGAACTTAGACAGTGCGGTAGAACGTATTGGTACGCTGGAAGGTAATGTGTATACAATCACCACCAATATGCCTAAAATGGTTTGTATGACAGAGACAGCATACGAAGCTTTGGAAACGAAAGACCCAGACACTTACTATATGCTTACGGAGGAATAGCCTATGATAAAGTTAGGAACTAAAGACATCTCTGCTATCAGGTTAGGAAGTAATGTGATTTCGGCAGTGTATAAGGGAAGTGTTCTTATTTGGCAAGCTATCAGAAGCTGTTTCGGCAATGGATGGTGGGTAAATGAGAAACCTTGGATTAATGATGAAACTTGGAAAAATTAAT